TTAGACAGCCGGAAGCGCCGTTTTATTCGGGCTGACTGTGCCCCGCCATCGGGCTTTCACATAAATCTCGGTGGTCCGGACGGACTCATGGCCGCATAGCACCTGGATGTCAGTCAAGGGCACCTTGGCCAGCCACATATCGGTTGCGCCTTTGCCCTTCAGGTCGTAGAAGCCGAACGGCTCGGCCAGCTTTCCCTCTTTGACAGCCTTGTACACGCGGCGGCGCAGCATGGCCGATATTCCGTCGTAGGTGTAGGCCTCGCCCTTGCGCGTGCGCACCAAGTGCAGGCCGGGGCCGAGGATAGCGTCTCCGGGCGCCGCCCTGGCCAGGATCGCCTCGATTTCTGGAGTGACGCGGATGTCCACGACTTGGGCGGTTTTCGCCTGGCGGTTGCGGATTACGCGCTGGACCGTGCCGTCTGCCTCGCGCTTGTTGACCAGGTTGGCGGCTGTCCAAGTGATGATGTCCTCCGGGCGCTGTAGCGTCCGGTAGATGAGGTCCATCAAGATCCGCTCGGGCTTGGAGGCCTTCGCGTAGATCAGTGCGTATTCATCATGGTCGACATATCGGTCGCGCTTCTGTTCCGGATTTCTGGCAATGCCAAAGCAAGGATTGGCCGTGGCGCCAGTCTCTGGCCGCCGCATCATCCAAGTGAAGGCCGCAGATAGGCACGCCTTTTCGCGATTGGCGCGCACCGCGCGGTTTGCGTTTGCGCCGGCGTCCAGGTACTGCGCCACGTGGTAGCCCTGGACCTGATTGGGCAACATCTTGCCAAAGAACGCGGTCAGCGGCTTGACCGCGCCTGCGTAGTCGTCGTAGGTGCGCTGGGCGATCCCGCGCCGGATCTTCGGCAAGCCGATGCGTTTCTGGCAGTCCGCGATGAACATGCCCAGCCAGTAGGCCATGGTGCCGTACTCGCCGGCGGGATCGTTGTAAAGATTGCCCCGCCGCTTCGCCTCGACGATGTCGGTCCCGATCCGCTCCCACTTCCCGGTACCCGGGTGGACGTAGTAGAAGGCGCCGTGTTTCAGGTAGACGCGGGGCGGCAGTCCCAGGTCACCCGATTTTCGCTTGCGTCCCATGCTTCCGTTGCTTGTTGAATAGTTGCTGAAGTGCTGCGTGGTCGGGCTGAGGGCCTGACGGCGAAGGATGCGCTTCGTTTGCGGCTTCTGGTGGCGAGCCGGCCATGACACGATCAAAGGCGGCTCGGCCAACGAGTGGACGACCGCCGGGCTTACGGCTGACGGGGACGCCCAGGCGCTGCAAGTATCGTATCTGGGCGTGAGGTTGCGTGAGCGGCTCGCAGATCTCGTCGATTTCGGCATCTGTGAGGTAGGGCTTCATCGCGGTACCTCGCTCCATTCGCGGCCGTCGAATTGGCGGCCCGCCACCTTCTTGCCAGCCTTAAAGATCGCCATCGCGCCCGAGCCGGCAGTGAAGGCCATGGGCGTTCCGATATCCAGGCACGTGCCATCGCGGTGCAGGACGGCCGAACTGACCTTGCAGGCGCGGCCATAGATGTCATCCAGGTTTTCCTGGCTCTCGTGCGCGCGCGCCTTCACCAGCGATCGGTACAGAGCGCGATGTTCCGGTTCCGTCATCTGGTTAATAGGCCACCATTCCCCCCACTGCTTGAACATGAACGGCACTCCCGCGGCCAGGCACTGGTCACGCAGATCGCGCACCCAGTCCGGGTGCATAGGCCGCGCGCTTGGGCCGCTCTCGCCGCCGACGATCACCCAATCCAGGACCTCGGTGGCGAGGAAGGCGGCAAACCTGCAGGCACGCCCCAGGTCCACCGGTCCCAGTAGTGGCTCCATGCTGAGGAAGCGCCGGCGCGCTGGCACGGCCAGTAGCTTGGGAATGTCGCGGTCGGCTTCGGCCTGGTTCACGATGGTGGCGCCCAGCCAGACGTTGTCGCGCGCGGCCCAGTCGTGCGTGGGCAGCATACGCGCCACGTTGCCGATGCGCTTGGTCAGCAGCAGCCAGTCGAGGTTCGGCGTCAGCTCGATCAGGTCGAACAGATCGCGGCGCCAGGTCGGGTCCACGGCGTTGTCGAAGACGTCGGCCAAGCTGGAGCAGAACACGCGTTGGCGTCGGCCGTGCCGGGCGTAGAAAGCACCCGCGTCACTGTTCCAGGCCAAGGGCTTGCGCCAGTTGGCGGCACTGGTGCGCCTGCGGGGCGCGCCCGGGCCCCAGTTCACGGCTTGACCCCCGCCGAAACGCGCGTTACGCGCTTCTGCGTAGCAGTGGTCGCAACCGGGCCCTACCTTCTGGCAGCCTTCCCACGGATTGAAGGTGTGGTCCGTCCATTCAATTTTGCTGTTCTCAGCCATACACCGCGCCTCCGTCGCTGTGCGGCTTGGGGTGGGACTGGGCAGCGCGGCGGCGCACCTCCAGTTCCTTGTTCACCATCGACACGCCGTTTACAACGTCTTCCGGCAGGATCGGGGCGCGGCAGTGGGGGCAGAGCGGGGCCATGGTCTTACTGCGCCATGCTTCGTCTATGCGCTTAGCCGCGCGGCTGGTAACGGTGTGAGCGGCGTCCTGGCGGATCTTGTCGGCTTTGGCTTCCAGGTGGTGATGGCGCTCAACAAGCTGCAGAAAGGCGTCGAATGGTTCCACGTCGGACTCGCAGTCCTGGCAGTAGATGCGGCGCTCGTTGGTGTCGAACGCGAGCCGCAGGTGGCGGCAGACAGAGGCGACGCGGCGAGACATGCCGCGCGCTACGCGTAGGTCGCCGATATCCACGACCTTGGCGCCGTAGAGGTATTCCATCGGGACGATAGGTTCAGGCATTGCTGCCTCCTTGCGTCTGCTCTCCCCGTATTGCCGCCTGGGGGGCGTTGTTCTGGTCGGTCATGGCTATGCTCCCATACGCATGGCGGCGACCAGCGCGAATACGTCGTCGGTCCAGGAAGGGTAAGCCGGTTCGCCGCCTGCGCTGGTTTCTTGGCCATAGATCGCCCGCGTTTCCCGTGCCAGTTTGGTCAGGCGTGCAACCGCCGCCAGTAGCTCGGGCTTAGGCGACACGATGGGGGCTGGATCGGGCTGCGAAAGAATGCCGGCCTGTCGCAGCTCGCCATCGAGCCGGTCTATGACATGAAGTGCGATTCGCACATCTTCCCGGCGAACGTGGCAGTTGTCGGAGGCCTCTCCCTGGACGCAGGGCGCTGCTGCTTCGCGCAGTCGCGCGATGGTGGTGTGAAAGCTCATGCTGCGAGTTCCCTCCAGGTGACGACGTTGCTTGCGGCATGGGTCAGGTGCGGCTGCACGGCGGCCGCGCGGGCCGCGATGGTGCGCATGGCCAGGTCGTAGTGCATGGGCCGCCGGAATACGGGGCGATACGGCGGCGGCGTCACGCCGGCGCGGCTGACGTCCAAGAAGCGCATGAAGAAGGGCAGCAGGGCCGCCGGAGTCGGGTCCGGGGCCGCCCAGCCCATGCGCTCGGCGATCAGCTCGGCCAGCTGGACGTTGCTGGTGGTCGGCTTCAAAGGAACGCCGAGGAGGCGCAGCTGCTCGGCCGTCATGCGCCGCGCTGTCTGCATTTCCGAGGAATGGTGGCGGATCGTGGTCATGCTGCCTCCTTGAGCTTGGCCGGACCGGCATGGCCCTGATCAATCCAGTGGACGGTGAAGGCGTCGGAGGGCGTCGGCGGCGCTGCCTTGAGCGTGCCGAGGACCAGGATGGTGTCCATGCGACCGTCGGCAGCGAGAGCGTCCACCAAGCCCAGCGCGTCACCGCGCCCAGGCAGGTCCAAGACGTCGAAGCGGTCAAGGATCAGGCAGCGAAGGCCCGAGATCTCGGCCAGCGCCGCGCCGATCAGGGCGTCTACGCGCCAGCGCTCCGACTCCGACAGCAGGCGATAGGACCGGCCGCCCCACGTGATAGCCATGTCGGCCGCGATAGCTGGCGTTAGCCAGCCCGCCAGCCCGGCCAGGTCGGCCAGCTTGGCATTGAAGGGCTGCAGAGCCTCGGCCAGGATCTCGCCCGGGATGCCGTCGGGCGACAGGGCGTCGCCGATCGCCAGCCATGCCAGCACGTCGCCGTGATAGCGCGTGGCGCTGGCGGTGCGCTCGGCAGCGCTGGTGGCGGCCTGCTTGGCGTTCATCAGGGCTTGTACGCGGTCGTCGATCGCCTTGCGCTCGGCGCGCAGCGCCGTCACCTTGGCGCGGGCTGCTTCGACGTCTGCGGGCTGGATTTCCTCCGGCGCGGCCTCGTCCTGCAGCTGGGCGGCCGCGGCTTCCACCGCAGCGATATCGCGGCGGTCGTTCTCGACGCTGCGGGCCATCAGGTCGCGGGCCTCGATGGCTTTGGGTAGGGCGGCGGCGGCATCGGCGTCGCCAGTGGCGTCCAGCTTCCCGTACTGAGCCTCATACCGGTCCAGCACTTGCAGGATCCGCATGTCCAGGGGGCCTGGCAGTTCTGCGTTCACCTTGTCGATGTTGTAGGCTTCGTCCAGGCAGATGGCCATGTCGTGGATCAGGCCCACTCGCGGCCCGGATCCGGCCTGGGCCTGCAGTGCGTCTACGCGCGCGGCCAGCTTGACGTGCTCGGCCTGGTCAAATTCCAGTTTCTGACGCAGCGCCGGCAGCTGGGCGGCCTTGGCCTGGCGCGCCGCCACCTGGTCCCGGGCAGCCGCATAGGCGGAAGCCTTCTGCTCCAGCGCGCCCAGGGCCTTGGTGTACTGCTCCAGCTTGGCGTCCACGCCGGCCAGCGCCGCGCGCTCACCCACCAGGGCGGCCTGATCGAACGGCGGGACTTCTGCGGCCCAGCCTTCGGCCTTCTGGCTGCCCCATTGCTCGCCGGTAGCTGCCTTCCATGCGCCCTTGGCTTCGGTGGCCTGCTGCTTGGCATACTCGGCCCCAGCGGCGAACCCAGTGCGCAGAATGGGCTTGATCGCAGGAACGAGCAGGGGATTGCACCCTCGGGTCAGCAGGCGACGCTCGATCTCGTCTGCCTTGACGTTCGTGCCCGTCAGCGCGAACAGCAGGGTGCGGCGCTCGTCCAGCTTGGCGGCGGCGAAGCGCTCGGGGGCCAGCACAAAGGGCAGGGCGGGAGACTGCGGCGCCAGGGCTTCGCCCGACTGCGCTCCCTTCGGCAAGCTGATGCCGACGGTGCCTTCGTCCAGGTCAAGCGTGACTGCGCCGGCCTTTGCGCCGTCCGTGACCAGCGCGCCGAATTCCTTCTTCAATCCGACCCGCTCAGGCGTGCCCAGCAGTGCCAGGCGCACGGCTTCGGCGATGCTGGACTTGCCGGCGCCGTTCGGGCCGGCGATCAGCGCCGCCGGCGTGCGCAGGTCCAGGTCCACGGCGCGCGCTCCCTGGAAGTTCTCGATGGTGATGCGGTTGACTCGCATGGTCGCTCCTTAGGCTCGCAGCTCGCGGCTGCCGTTGGATTGCATGGCCGTGACCGCGCCGGCAAGCTCCATGGATTCCAGGAGGCGGGCGGCGCGGTTGTAGCCGATGCGCAGATGGCGTTGAATGAGGGAAATGGAGGCGCGGCCGTGCCTGCGGACCAGGGTGACGGCCTCCATGTAAAGCGGGTCGATAGCGTCGCGGCTGTCGTCGCCGTCATCGTCGCCTTCGAGCGGCAACTGACCGGCCGTCGGCGCAGCCGCCGCGGCGGTGGATTCCGGGATCTGCTTCTCGCCGCCCAGGGCGTAGACGAGCTCGGCCAGCAGCTTGGCGATTTCGCCGGCCATCAGCAGGAATTCCGCGTCGAAGACCTCGGCGTCGGTGTCCTCTGCCGGGTGGTTCTCCTTCAACACGTCCAGCGGCCGGATCTTGCGGACGTCCAGGTCTTCGGTCAGTTCGAACGAGATCTTGTCGGCCCAGGTCATGGCCAGGCGCGTGCACTGCTTGCCAGCCTGGATGTGCCGGCGCACTTCGTCGGCGTCGATCGAGTGATGGACGTAGCGCACGACCGCGGCGCTGGCGCCCGATGCGCGCAGTTCCGCGTCCTGATCGATGGTGAAGCTGGTGGGCGGCTCATCTTCGGCGAGCCAACCGGTCATTGCTGACGCCGGCGACATGACGACATACAGGTTCTCGAGCGGGAACGGTTCGATGGACTTGGCCAGGAGGCCGATGACCATGTCCGCCTTCGAGGGCGTGCTGGTGTCGATGATCAGCCAGCGCTCGATGGGGTCGATCCACAGGCGGATATCGTCGTACTGCGTCAGGGCCGTGGGCAGCTTCTCCTCGATGATCTTTTCCCGGATCTCCTTCATCAGCTTCCGGCCGGGCTTGAACCCCTCGCGCTCCTCGATCTCCCGGGCGCGCGCGGCCGTGGCCTGGTTGATGGCCTTGCCGGGGAGCAGCTTTGATTCGAAGCGCAGGGTCAGGATGATCTTGCCGCTGACGGCATGGGCCAGGTCGGCGCCCTCGCGCGGCGGCACCCATCCGAGCGTCTGGAGCTGCAGCTGACCGCCGGGCACGAAGGCATGCGCGGCCAGCTTGTCGTTCAGCTCGTCCAGGTTCCAGAAGGGCACGACGGACGTGAGCCGGTAGATCTTGGCGTTCTTGAACATGGCGCCCCCTTATTCCGGCGCGGCCATGCGGCGGCGGGTGGTGCTGGCGGGGCGCTGCTGCTGTTGCTGCTGCGCCTGCGCTTGCTGCTGGGCGTGCTGCTCAGCCTGCCGCAGCATGGCAATGCGGCGCTCCTGGTAGATCTGGAGCAGGCGCGCGCGCTCGCCCAGGTCGTTGACGCCCTCGATCGAGTCGCTGGCCAGGTCCAAGACGTCGATCGACCTGGCATTCTGGATCTGGTGCTCGACCTTGGCGGGATCCAGCCCCGGATCCTCTTCGGCGCCCGGCGGGTTGGGCTGGCGGCCGTCGGCCGGGTCCCCCTGAGAGGCGGGGGCGGCCGACGCCGCGCCCTGCGCCGGGTTACCGGCCTCGGCATGTGCCTTCGCGGGGGAGGTGTCATTGGCCGCAAGGACTTCGCCGGTCGCCGGGTCGATGATGGGGCTGTCGTCATCGTCGCCATCGGGCACCACAGTGAATTCACCGTCAATGGTGTTGATGTCCAGGCCCTGAGACACGCCGCGAGCGCTGAGATCGTCCAGCGCGGACGCCGTGGCGAGTTCAATGCTGACGGGCAGGTACTTGAAGAGGCGGCGCAGTACTGTTTTTCGGCCCATTTCGACGAAGTGTTGGCCCCACACGGAGCCCGGCTTGTCCTTCGCGAACTTGTAATTCTGGCTGTCGTTGCGAATTTTCTCGACCTGCTCGCGGCTCATGATCTCGAAGGCGTGCCCGCCATCCTTGAGCTTGGCGACTGCGTAGAACGCGATGACATCGCCGCGCTCGCCGAGGGCGGGGCGGTGTTCCAGCTTTTCATCCAGGCCGTAGGAGAAATCGAAGTGGTCGAGCTTGCAAACTTCGTGCGCGGCGATGCTCACGACCTGGCCGCTGCGGCGGGCCAGATCGATCAGACCCTTGTACCCGAGGACGATTTGCACCTCGGTGATGTTCTTCTTGCGGTTATCGAACGGGATCAGGTACGCATGACCGAGTGGGGTGTTCGGCTCGAGGCCGAGTTGGGAACACTGCACAACGCCGCCGAGTAGCGATTCCAGGGTGCAGTTCATCAGCTTTGGCGTGGTGCGCATGGCTCCCAGCGCAATTTTCAGCATGCGATCGGGGCTGACGTGCTTGGGCAGCACTGCGGCGAGGGTGCCCTTCTGACTCTCGAAAAAGGTCTTGATAGTGCCGGCGCCGACGGTCTTGGCGACCATCTTGGACGTTTCCTTGAGGTTCGCGATAGAGGTGGTCTGCGTCATGATCAGTGTCCTTTCTGTTGCTGGGCGCGGTAGTCCGCGGCGGTTGCCATGGAGATGGTTTGACGCTCTGCGGGCTTGGCGTCGGTGTCGTACTGCTTGACCTGGCTGGCCAGGAACAGTGCGGGGTCCCAGGCGAGGTGCTGGGTGATGACGGGCGGGCGCTTGCCTGCGGGATCGGTGCGCCGGACGAACACGTCGCGGCTGACGGGGTGAAGGGACATGCGGGCTCCTCTGATTAGCGGAAAAGGCAGGACGACCAGCGCGCGCAGTACTTCTGGCTGCACAGGACGCTGGAGGGGTTCGGGGGAAAAAGGCCGGTGCGGAACATGGCGGCCGCGTGCTCGAGCAGGCCGGGGCGGTCGGGCTCGCCGACCATGACGCGGCGGGCGTCGAAAACGGGGCTGACGGCCGTGGCCGCGCTGCCGCTGGTGGAAAGGGCGATAATTTGCGAGCCGACCGTGCGCACCTTCTTGGTGTGCTCGTACATGAGCTGGTAGGTGCCGGTCTGCGCGGCCCGCCCCTGCGTGACGGCCTTGCCGTCCTGGACGACTCGGGCGCCGGTCTTCACGTCGGGCACGACGATGCCGCCTTCGGTTTCGGCCACGCGGGCGCGGTCCATGGTGCCGGTCAGGCGCACGGTCATCCCGCTGCCGCAGTCGATATCCAGCGGATCCAGCGCCGTTTCGACGTCGATGTACGTGAACCGCGGGGCGACGTCGGCGCAGTACTTCACCAGGATGGTCAGCGCGATCTGCTCGGCCTTCGCCAGCGTCAGACCATCCTGGGCATGGTCAACTTCGTATTCAGGGTTGTGCAGTGCATCGACCAGCACGTCGGCGGCTTCGTCGGGCGTGCACGGGGTGCCGTCCAGACGGGCCTGGTCGTAGACGGCAGTGCCCGCGTGGACGGCCGTGCCCAGCAGCGCCCGCATGCCGGCGGGCTTCTTCATGCCCAGGATGTGCGTGCCTTCCCAGGCGTGGGCGCAGTCGAACAGGCGGCCCCAGCTGGAGGCGCGCACGGTGAAAACGTTGGGTTGCATGGCGGTCCCCATCAGCGAGCGGCGTGGTAGACGGTGCTGGTTTGCTGCTCCTGCGCCGCGTCAAGGGTCGGGCCAACCACGCCCGTGGCGGCCAGCATCAGTGCGCCGACGGCGAACGCTGCGTACCCGGCCAGATCCAGATCGCGGCCTGCGCGGCGAGCGCGGCGCCAGAGGGTAACGATGCGGCGCACGCTCATGCTTCCCTCGCATAGTCGGAGTCGGGCACGATCACGACGTCGCCGCGGATCTGATGAGGGATGCCGCGTGCCTCCTGGTACAGGCGCGTGGCCGCGGGATTGACGGGCAGGCTTTTCACGATGCCTTGGTCGTCGACGAGCATCACGTGCACGCGGTCGGCGAGCGTGACGGTGACCAGCGCATCGGCGCCTATCATCTGGCGGACGTCCTGCAGGGCATGCGGGCCGTGCAGCTCGGTTTCGGCGCCGTCGGCGCGGATCAGCTTGCGAATGGGCTTCATGAGCGGGCCTCCTGCTCGGCGTCGAGCGCGGCCTGGGCGATTTGTGCGAGCTCGGTGTCACGGTCCAGGTAGCCAGTGGCGCCGCCCGCAACCTGGGCCAGCGCCACGCGCAGGCGGGCATTTGCAATGCGCAGCTGCTGGTTTTTCGCCTGCAGCGCGGCCTCGCTGACCATCTTGGGCTGGTCGTGCTCGGAGGCGATGAAGGGCTTGCCCTGCAGTGCGGCTTCGGCGCGGCTGGTGATCCAGCGCAGGCGCCGCGTCTGCGACGAGCTGGCGCGCGCCGTGCGCATGATGTGGTCCAGGGCGTCCTGCAGGATTTCCGCGGTGGACGGCAGCGGTATAGGGGCGTTCATAACGGGCGGTTCTCCAGGATGGGGGCCGCGCCGGCGCGGATCTGCCGGCTGGGCATGCAGTCGAAGGTGACGCGGGTGGTGGGCGGGAAGACGGCGAGGACGTCGAGGCATTCGGCCTGGGTGGCGAAGCGCTCGACGACCATGACGGGCGGGCGATCGTGGCCGGCAGGCAGAAAAGCCAGCAGCACCCAGAGCGTGGCGGCGGTCATGCGCGACTCCCGAGGGCCATGCGGCAGACCTGGCCGGCGCGCTCAGCCAGCTCCAGGCCGAACATGCCGAAGTGGCAGATGGACAGCGAGATTCCCAGGGCCTTCGCCAGCCAAGCGTATGCGGCGCTGCGGTCGTTGCCGAAGCGCTCACGGGTCAGGCGCTGGAAGATGGCCTTGGCGTTCTTGCGAGCCGCGACGGTTTCCCGGCCGGCCATGACGCCCAGCGGCAGATCCGTGTCGGGGTGCAGCCCCACATAGGCCTGGCACTGCGTGCAGCGATACACGTAGGGCCAATCACCGAACGACTGCCCGCCGTAGATCTCGCGATTGTTGGTCAGCTTGACCGGGCCGCCGCAGCAGTGGCACGACATGGGCGGCTCGATACGATCGCGTACGCGCGCTAGGGCGCGGCGCGAGACATGGGGAAGCGGGGCGGGCGCCGGGAGCTTGGTCTTGCTACGACTGCGCGGGTCGACCCCGAGGACAGTGATGGTCATACGGTCGGGCTCCAGGAATCGGCGCGGCGCAGGCGAGCCATGACGGCGTCGCCGGCACGGGCCAGGGCGTAAGCGAGAGGGAAGAGGAGGAGGGCGGCGATCACAGGACGACCTCCCCGGTGTCACGGACGGCACGGTCAATCAGGAGGCGGGCGCGCTGCAGCAACTCGGCACGCAGCTGGCCGACGCCGTCCGCGCCGGCGCGCTGATCAAACGGCCACTTGCTCAGCGCGGAAAGGGCGACGCCGGCGGCGGCCTTGGAGGTCAAGTCGCATTGCAGCGTCTCGCTCCACCAGTCCAGGCCTTCGCCGAAGGCTTCGGTGGTGCGGCCGGCAAACAGGTCAAACAGGACGCTGAGGATGTCGGCGTCGTTCAGCTTCGGGCGCTGCACGCACGCCTCGCGGGGAAAGTGGCCGTGGTCGGCGGTGCGGGTGGGGTCGTCGCGCTGGGGGGCGCGGGCTGTGAGGGCGGAGTGCATGGGGCTTCTCACTGGGCTGCAAAGTTAGGCAGTCGTAGAACACAGCGAGAAGTTAGCGCGCCGCTAATCTATTGTCAATAGCGCGGCGCTAATCATTATGGTCGATAGAAATACACCAATGAAAAAGCCACCCGATGGGGGTGGCTTTGTGGTTGGGTGCGGTGGCTGTTAAAGCGGCTCTATCGCTGAAAATCGGAAGAGAAACTCCGGATCCTGTACCTTGCCAGAAAGGCTGAGGCTTGATTCCGCTAAGCAATCACCGCTCGATCCATTGAAAAACGTGCCGGAGAACTTGATCAGCTGGCCTTTTTTCAAGGACGCGGCGGTATTGAACAGTGCGGTGCCCGGTTCGAGCATTGTTTTGTGGGACGTGTCGGAGAAGGCATTGTTCCAGGTCTTTACCGCTACCTTGTCAGCGATCTCGATCGAGAGCACCCCCTTGCCGTCGCTGTTGGCACCTACGCGTTGGACCGTTCCAATCCAATCCTTCACTGCGCGGGACTTCATCTGTGAGCATAGCTGTTTGTCGCGTGCGGCCTTGATTCCACCCAGCTGCATGTCATTCTCTGTTGCGCGCCCTTTGCCTTGCGCTTCGACCACGGTCTGCACTAACAGGCGTTGCTGTTCCGGCTGGGGCGGGGCTGGGCGCGCCATGGCTGGTTGTGCCGCCGAGTTGCCGCCATTCTTATCACCGCGGTTTACTGCAACCACCACAACGATCAGGATGAGCCAGAACGACCAGCTCTTGTAAAACGGTTTTTTGGGCTTCTTCTCTCCCATTGGGCACTCCTAGGTTAAATTTAAACTTATATTTCTCATATGGTTACATGATGGCTGCAGCTTGGAGCCATCATCAGGTGTCCGCGCGGTGCGGTGCGATTGGGGGTGGGGTTGAATGTGGCCTGCTTCGGAAACTGGGGACTCTTAGGCGTGGGTGCCGGTGGGCCGGTCGCGAGGGGTGCTTTTGTGGTCCCTTTCCCATTCCTCGACCACGGCAAGCATGCGTTCTTCAGCCCGGCCTTGCCACCGATCTGGTAGCGCGTTGAATCGTTCCTGCGTCAACGATACGAACGGCCACGAACTTGGTTGAAGATCAGGATCATTGTCCATCCAACCTCGAGGCTTGCCGGTAGCTGCTTCCAGCGTGCGCGCCAAGTCTGAGCCCATTGTCTTGGGCTTGCTCGTCTTGGATCCTAAGGCGCCATTCAGAATCTGACTCAATGTTGAGTCGCGCTCGTTCCTTTCTGCCAAGCGATTGAGCGCGGCAGTTGAGCCGACCTCCTTGATCAGCATGCGTAGCCTAACGACCCGAATTTCCTCAATGGTCTTCATGTCAAGCATTACATAGCGCCAAGCTAATTCTGTGGCGTAGCGCCGCGCTGTTGACTGAATGATTAGCGCCGCGCTATTCTTGGTTCCATGAGACTCGATCATCTTTACCACTCCCTTAGACCTGAGGAGCGCAAGGCACTTGCCTTGCGGGCAGGGATCAACCCAGGATATCTGTGGCAGATCGCCACGCGGTGGCGCGGACGCAAGCCCAGTAGCTCGTGCATCGCCAAGCTGCTCGCGGCCGACAATCGCCTAACTGCAGCGGACATGTTGCAGGAACTGGCGGAACCCCCGCCCGTCGCTGATCCGCCAACTGAGCACGGCGAGGGCGGCCATGCGTGATCTGTATGCCCGCGCCGTCCTATGGCTAATCCGACCTGCACTCCGTCTCCATGCGCGCCCCGAGAAGGAGGGCGCATTCGACGCCATCTTGCGCATGCAGCGTGAGCGCGAAGCCGCCCAACCTCGGGAAATCTCCATCGATTCGCTCGTCTTCCATAAGAACGGAGTGGTGATCGAGAACGCGCAGACGGACCTTGAGACCTTTTGGATGTCGCTCGGGCCAGGCATTGGATATGCCCAGTTCACCAAAGTCCCTGGGACTTCAGGAAAGCACCTACTGCAGCAACTGCTGCCGGGCCACTGTCCAGCCCCTTCTCCACTAGTTTCTGTACCAAGTGTTTTGTGGCGTCGGCAGGCAGCGATCGAAGCTGATCGATCCATCGCTTCTTATCGGCAGGGGCTAGATCGGATTGAGCGATCTTCGCCTCGATCAAGTCTTTGATGGTGTCGCTGTGAAGCCTGATCGTCACTATCCCAAGGATGGCACCTATGCCCCCGTCGTCGCGCAGGAAGTCGATGCCCTGCGATGTGATCTCGGGTGCACCAATGGATATATGTCCATCCGCGCCAATTCTGATTCGAGCTACGACCAGGCCATGGCCTTCGAGGTACTTCATGTTCGCCGCGTAGCGCTCTTCTTCCGCTTCGTCCGTGTCATCCAGGAAGGAAAAGTCCGTCAGAGGTCGCGGATGAGCGTCACGCAGACGTCTGAGCAATTCCAGTTGGTACTCGCGATCTATATCCACAGAGGTTCCTTTCCCGACGTAGGGGCGTGTGAGAGCACCCATTCTAAGGGGCTGGAACTGGTCGCCCATTCGCGCTGTCCCGGCCTAATGAAGCGTGCGCGGCGCGAGGCGCGCCGGCTCGGCCTCGGCACGGGCATCCGTCTCCAGGCACAGTCGATCGAACACCGCTCGCACCATGGGCGGGTCCGCGTCGCCGACAACTCCGTCGGCGATCTCCTTCGCCAATTTCAGCAGCGCCATCGTGGCCTGCGCAGCACTTCCTTTTTCCCCAATTGCCATCTTCCCCTCCCGGCGATCGCCGCTGTGGTGGGGAATGTAACTGTCCGGAGTACCTGACGCATGCGACATGAATCGCACAAAACCCTGATCGCCATCCTGCGGGAGCACACGTCGGCGTGGCGCAAGTCTCACGACTGGTCGCGCGAAACCATGGCGGAAACCATCGTCGCCGCGCATGAGCGCATCAACGGCGCCAGCTCCACCGGGATCCGATTCGAGCCCAATACGCAGGACACCTTCGGGCGCCTGAAAGTTAACGCCGATCGCATCTTCCGTTGGCTGGACGACGAGTCCAAGGATTCGAACCTGCTGCCGGCCAACTTCATCCCGTCGATCCTCGCGGCGATGCCGCACGACCGGCGCCGGCACTGCGTCGATGACATGCTGCGCCCGCTGGGCCTGGCCGTGCGCACCTTGGCGCTCGAGGCCGGCGACGGGCTCGCGCAAGGCCAGGTCACCAATCTCATGCGTGAGCAGACCGAGGCGGCGACCGCCGCGGTGGCGCTGCTCGACGCGAGCGCCACGCCGGCGCAGATGATCAACGCCCACCGCGAGCTGTCGGAATCGATCGTCGCCGCCCGTAGCGTGCGCGCGGCGATCGAAGGCCAGATGGCGCGGGCCGGAATCGAAGCGCCGGCGAAGGAGGCGGATCCGTCATGATCTCCGACATCAACCACTTTCACCTATTCTCGGGTGCTGGTGTCGGCGCTGCAGGTATGCAGGATGCCCAGCCTGAAATCCCGGGGCTGCGCGGGCGCATGATCTGCCTGGGCGGGATCGACGTTGACGCGGCCGGCGCCGCGGATTTCCACCAGTTCACTGGCGTCCACTGCACGGTGCGCGACCTGTTCAGCCGCCAGCAATACACCGCGTTCCATGGGCGCGAGCCGTTCGACGGCTGGGTCGAGGCCATGCCCGCCGATATTCAGGCAGCTGCCGGCGGCCGTCGGCCGAACATCATGTTCCTGTCGGCGCCGTGCAAAGGTTTCTCCGGGCTGCTGTCGCATTCGCGCAGTCTGACCGCCAAGTACCAGGCATTGAACGAGCTGACGCTGCGCGGCGTCTGGCTGGCGCTTGAGGCCTGGAAGGATGACCCGGTCGAGGTGATCCTGTTCGAAAACGTACCGCGCATCGCCTCGCGCGGGCGCCACTTCCTGGACCAGATCGTCCAGCTGCTGCGCCATTACGGCTATGTGGTGCGCGAAACCGCCCACGACTGCGGCGAGCTGGGAGGGCTGGCCCAGAGCCGTAAGCGGTTCCTCCTGATCGCGCGCCACGCCGACAAGGTGCCAGCCTTCATCTACGAGCCGCCGAAGCGCCCACTGCGCGCCGTCGGCGAGATCCTGGGCCGCATGCACTTACCGGGTGATCTGCGCGCCGGCCCGATGCACCGCATTCCGAACCTCAGTTGGAAAACCTGGGTGCGGCTGGCCTTCGTCGAGGCCGGCAGCGACTGGCGTAGCCTGAACCGCCTGGCAGTGCAGGACGGCTATTTGCAGGATTACCTGCTGGTGCCGGAAATGCACGCCGGCGTGATGGGCGTGCGCAACTGGTCGGATCCCTGCGGGACCGTCACAGGCAACGCCCGGCCGGTAACCGGCGCCTTCTCCGTGGCAGATCCGCGATTCGATCCGTCGGCTGCATGGAAGGACGGACAGGCCTACGGCGTGCGCCGCTGGGATGCTTCGACCGGCACGGTGGCTGGCCAGCAGGGCCCGGGGCAGGGCGCGTACAGCGTAGCCGATCCGCGCCACCACGGCCCTGCCAAGCACAGCAACGAGTTCCGAATCGTCCGGTACGACGCCGCTGCGCGCGCCGTCACGGGCGCGCACGGTACCGGGCAATGCGTAGCAGACCCGCGTACAGGCTGGCCTGATTCGGCCCACGGCAGCAAGCTGGCCATCACCGCGTACGAAGATCCAGCCAAGACAATCACTGGCGCGCGCTTCGGTAGCGGCGGGCTTTGCGTGGCAGATCCGCGCGGTGGCCCGGACGCCAGCAAGCTGCACGGGAAGTTCCAAACGGCGGCATGGGATGAGCATTCTCACGCCGTGATCGCCGGCTATGCCAACGGCGCTTTTGCCGTGGCCGATCCGCGCCCGGGCCTGGCTCGGGAGCGTGGCGATCATTACCTGACGGCCGGGCACTACGGCGTGGCCGCCTGGGACCAGCATGTCGGAGCCGTGTCGGCGTCAGCCTGCCATGACAACGGGTCTTGGTCGGTGGCTGATCCGCGCACGCTACCGACCGCCAACGACAAGCTGGTGTGCCGCATCGTTGCCGAGGACGGCACCTGGCACCGGCCTTTCACCACGCTGGAACTGGCCGCCCTGCAGAGCTTGTACGACCCAGACGATTACGCCGAAGCAGAGGAGCAGGGAGCGCCCTTCCAGATGGAAGGCATTTCCGACAGTGCTCACCGCGAGCGCATCGGCAACGCCGTGCCGAGGAAAGCAGCGACGGCCATGGCTGAGGAGATCGGCCGCGCCATCCTGCTGTCGCGGGCCGGTGAATCGTTCCAGCTGTCGTCGACGCCCATCTGGGTGCGGCCAATCGCCACGGCGCTGGCCGTGCGGGGGGGCGAATGAAATCGCAATTCGATCTCAGACAGACCCGCTTAGCTTGCGTCCTCGCGCAACGGGAGGACCACGTCGTATTGCGCCGCAACGTCGTCGTGAGCGGCCTTCACCGCCACGACGGAATTCAAATCATCGCGCAACGTCCAGTCGACCCCTCGTGCGGTCTCCGCTGTTGCGCCCTCCGGATACAGGAACACCCGCAAGCCTGGCCTGTAGCCAAATTTTTGAGGCAGGAGGTGGTTTATCTCCGCGACAAACTGCTCGGGCGTCAAAGTAGCTTTTTTGTTCATGAGTTCCTCTTCCTTAGGCGTTGGCCCTCGTACTTTACCTCTAACGGCGGGTTGGACTGGGGTATGGAGGGGAAGACCGCATGACTTGGTCCGAGAATGCCATCGCCCGCGCGCTGGCGCGGCAGACGTTCAACCGCAAGTATCTGGTGGTCGTGCCGAATTGCACCTGGACAGGCCACGAATGCGATCTGCTGGTGGTGACGGAGAACCTCCGCATCATCGACGTCGAAATCAAGATTACCCGGGCTGACCTGAAGGCCGACGCCAAGAAGGAAAAGTGGTGGCATCGCGAGCACATCGGCTATTGGCCGGAAGTGACGACGATGCGCCACCACCCGAGGCTGGACAAGCTGATGGTGGAGAGCACTCACCGGCGCGCCCGCTACAAGAGCACGCCGAAGGACTGGCCGCGCAAGGTCTGGAAGCACTACTACGCGCTGCCCAAGGAGATTTGGCACCCGGATCTGCTCGCTGCGCTTCCGAGCAGCGAGAGCGGCGTCCTGTTGCTGGATCGCGAAGGCTACCCGCGCCCAGTCGGCCAAGCCATGCGCGTGGAATGCGTGCGGCGCGCGACGGCGAATCGTGACGCCGCGCCAATCAGTCCGGCCGCGGCGGTTGATATCGCGCGCCTGGCCAGCCTGCGCATGTGGGACGCCTACGCGCGCCTCGAGAGAACGGGGGGCACATGAATTACTACGAGCATCATATCCGCGACTACGACGCAGCCACGGCTCATTTGTCTTGGGACGAGGATATGGCCTATACGCGCCTATTGCGCTGGTACTACCGTAAAGAGCAGCCAATCCCTGCCGATATCAAAGAAGCTTGCCGGCAGGTCCGCGCGGCAACCAAGGCGCAGAGGGACGCGGTTGCTACAGTGCTGAGGGAGTTCTTCGTACTCCAGGATGACGGCTGGCACCAGGCAACTTGCGACGAGGCAATTGCCGCCTTTCAGGATGGAGAGCCTGAGCGAGCGGTGAAAAAAGCCAACGAGGAGAACCGCCTGCGCAAACATCGCGAGGAGCGATCGCGCCTCTTCAAGATCATCACGGCCGCCGGCGAGCACGCGCCTTGGAATATCAAGATCGACGATCTACGGGCGATGGCAGCCCTAGTTTCGGGGCGGGTATCTGCAACGCCCATGAACGCTGGATTACCACAAACTGAAACGTTGCCTGGAACGCACTTGCATGAACATGCAACGTCACTTGAAACGGCACCTGCAACGCCTGCAACGGCTACCCAGGCACCAGACACCAGACACCAGTATTTAAAAGAAAATAAAGCAGCGGCGGCGGAACACTCGCGCGAAGGCGTCCCTGTGGATAACCTCCCGCCGCCGCCCGCCGCTGGTGTCGAATCCACGGCTGCGCACTTCGCGCAGCTGCTGGACCGCTGGGAGCGGGAGCGCGGCAAAGCCGGCGCGTTCCACCCCGGAGACCCGTTGTTGCTCGCCTGGGCTGATGTCGGCGTCACGACTGCCGAGCTGCAAGCCGCCCACACCAAGGCCGTAAAGCGGCGCGTGAAGGCGAATGACCAGGCCCCCGTCAACGTTGGGCTGCTCGACGCGATCCTGCCGGAGGTGCGGGTTAAACCCGGGGTTACCAGCGCTGTCGCACGGGCCGAGACGCGTCAGGATCCGGCCGCCTGGGCATTGACCTGGTCGGGTCTTGTCGCGCAGGGCGCAGAGCTGGGCATCGTGCAGCAGCAGGGCGAGCTTGACCCGGTATTCAAGGCCCGCGTGCACACCGCGGCGGGCCTGACCGATGCCGACCGCGCGCGACTCTTCGCGGACTACGGGGTGCGGGTATGACCGGCACCGTTCAATGCGTCGCCTGCGATCGCTTCACTCTGCGCGAATCCCCGAAGTACGCCGAGCTGGGCCTGGGTCGCTGCTCCGGCATGGCCGACCGTCCCGGCACCTTCGTCAGTCCGTCCTACCCCCGGCAGTGTCCGGAATACCAACCTGCGCCGGCGGAAAAGACCGCTGCGCGTATCGAATGGCTGCGCGACCAGCGTAGCGAGGGAGCATGATGTTGGAACCTATCGTTTTCACTGTCCCGGGCGTGCCCAAGGGGAAGGGCCGCGCGAAGTCCAGTTCGCGCATCGGCCGGGATCCCCGGACTGGCGCGGCAAGAGTCTTCACGCGCCACTACACGCCCGAGGCCACAGCAGCCTACGAAAGCCTGGTCAAGCTGGCCGCGGCAAAGGCCATGGCGGGGCGCGAAGCCTATACCGGGCCAATACGGCTGGAGCTGGCCATCGTGCTGCCGATCCCGCAGTCCTGGTCCGGCGTGCGCCAGCGCCGCGCTGCGGCGGGCCTGATTGCGCCCACCGTGAAGCCCGACGCCGACAACGTGGAAAAGGCCATCAAGGACGGCCTGAACGGCGTGGTCTACCGCGATGACGTCCAGGTCGTGCAGGACAGCAAGTCCAAGGTCTACGGCGCCGTGCCGGGCGTCAAGGTCGTGGTGACCCTCCTCGAAGGGATAGAACCCGCCCAAGGAGTCAAAAAACATGCGCCGTGAAGCCGGAACCTTTTCATGCCCCGAGCATGCGATTGCCGTGGCCTACTTGATGCTGGCCTATCCGATCGAGCCCAAGAACCCGACGCAGCTCATTTGCGAGGCCCTGCAGGATCTGTTCGACGTGGAGTACGAGCGCAAGCCGCTGTCGGGGCTGACCCCGCACGATTGGCATGCGCAGGCCGTGTTTACCGTGAAGGTGCTGGAGCGCACTCTGGGCGACAACGTCGGCTTTCACATCCTGCAGGCGCAGTACGGCACGGGCGAGGAGGGCGCCGTCAGCGCGCGGCGCGTGTCGGAGTGGTTGAACCCGCAAGCACCGGCGGACAGCCGAGAGAGGGAGGTTACGGACATGCTGGCGGCGCATATCCTGCGGGGCCGGCCGCGGCTGCGCGACCTGTGCGATCGCTTCGACCTGCCGTACTCCGCTCTGCAGCGTCCCGCGAGCGCCTACCGGGTGCTGGTGCAGGGCGCCCGTCGGGCAGCGCTGCAGCGGCTGGACATTCGCATGCGAGACGCGGCTATCGTCGTGGATCTCGAAGGGGACGTGGCGCCCACTCCGCTTGACAACGTGAATCAAGATGAGCAGAATTCGCCCAGACTCGTAGCAAGTACGACCTGATGAAACGCCCCGGCTTTCGGCCGGGGCGTTTTGCATTTCTGGCTATCGGCCGACCAGGCGGCAGTTTGATTGCGTGAACCGTGACTGGGCGAATGCGCGTCGTTCATCCATGTATTTGTCCAAACTGGCACCTTTGAAGTCGTGAAGAGCCGCCTCTGCCGCGCTCTCGAAAATGCGGCCGAGAACGAAATCGGCATTAGGGCCACTGAGCGCATCGAGGACTCCCATAGGCACCACAGAATGGATATCGCTCGAAACAATGCGTCCCGCTTGCATGTCTTCCAAAAACTGCCGCCCTTGCGCCATGCCGTGAAGAAACAATCGTTTGCTGGTTGCTGGGTCGCCAATAACATTTGCTAAGGCGTGGCACTCAAACGCGGCCCAAACGGCGCGTCCAGCTTCGGCTCGACGTAGCGACGAAGACTCCGACGCTTGCGCTCCATTCAGAACGATGGCGCACAACGCAAGGCTTGTGCATCGACGGGCGAACCGCATGTCAGACTCCAATCAACGGAGACAGCAGAGCGATAGCCCCGCTGGCAACTATGTTGCCGGCTGCGCCCTCACAGATTGTTTTTGCAGATCGCAGTAACTTGCGGATCCCGCTTGGTGCTGGCGAGGGCTCCTGCAGCCTATGGCTCAGCTCGTCCAATATAGGCACAAGCGCTTTCCCGATTTCGCCGGGGAGAGCGGCTGTGAGCGCATTGAGCTGGGCTACTACATCACGAACCTGGTCGAGGTCGAGTGCAATTGAGGCATTTTGTGTATTGGTGACGGCCGCCTGACCGGATATATTGCCCAAAACTCCCAGATTTTGAATAAAGAATTGCTGCCCTGCAGGCTGAGCCTTTTCCCTTTCTTGCGTATTGAAGTTCAGTCCTTCTCCAAGGACGCCAGCTTTTTCCATTTCTAGACTCCAATCCAAGACGAGGTTTCGCACTGCATTGAGCACTCGAATCAATGCCGTGCGCTCGATATGCAGGACGGGCTCCATTTTTACGGTCATCAATCCAAGGAGTAGGTTTATCTGTCCTTGCGATAGCTGAACTTGCAAGTTTTCGCCTGTGGCCAGTAACGCCTCCACTTCTCCAACCGGCTGTCGGCACGGAGCCGAACACATAATTTCCGCGAATTCAGCATTGGCGAAATTCAGAGGCTGCAGTCCGTGATAAGGATTCCTCACCTTCATCTCGCCCTTGATTTTTCGGTATAGGGGCAGATCGGCATCCTCCACGCCAGCATATCCTTCCATTTCCCACTTTATCCACTGCAGTTCGTCCGCGAGTCCCAATTTAACTGCGGCTGCGCGGGCCTTCCGAAGAAGGCCGGACACGGAACTAGAGCCGTCCAAGGCTTCGGTCTGAATTTGAAGTATCAAGCCCGACATTTAATTTCCCCTATTGACCGCAGAACTTTAGCAGTTTGGTACAGGGGCGTGCTTAATTGCGTTATCTCGCATACTGAAATTGATGCGTCACTGCGGCCCGCGAGACTTGGTCCAAAAGGGCACCATGGTGAAACCACTGGCGATCGCGCGGCCCGTGCCTCCGAAGCAACTGGACCGCTTCAGGCCGGCGCCCGAGTTGCTGGCTTGGTCAGAGAAGACCATCCTGGCGCCCGATGGCGCACTTCACAATCCCGACCACGTCCACCTAGTGGATGCCGACCTGGCATTCCTGTGGGCGCCGGGCGCGTTCGAAAAGGGCGGCCGCGTCGTGCTGGGCCAAGCCGAACAGGTCATGTTCCGCGCCGGCGGTTGGCAAAAGGCCCGCCAGGAACAGCAGATGGTGGAATGGTTTGGTCGCGTGCCGCAGTTCCTGATCACCCTGGCTGCGGACTACTGCGCCGCATGCAGCGATGCGGAATTCTGCGCGCTGGTCGAGCATGAGCTGTACCACATCGGCCAAGCGCGGGACCCGTTCGGCGCGCCCGCCTTTGATAAGGAGGGCCGGCCGAAGCTGCGGATCATCGGGCATGACGTGGAAGAATTCGTCGGAGTCGTAGCCCGCTATGGGCCGTCGACAGACGTGCAGCGGCTGGTGGCCGCTGCTGGCGCCGCGCCGGCCGTGTCGCGGCTGAACATCGCCCGCGCTTGCGGCTGCTGCCTGAAGGTGGCGTGAGTCGTCTACTACGCCGCGAGCGCGTGCATGAATGCGACGATGGCAGCACCGAGCACGATGATCGCGAAGAATTCCACCCATGTCTGTTTGCCGGGCTCCCATACGTAGGGTAGAGAGACCGAAACACGACGTCCCTTCGGGGTGCTAGCGATTCGCGCGCCAAGGTCCTGGGCCTTGTTGTTGAACCGGTTGGTCATGCGGGCCGTCGGCAATGCGGCGACGAGCAGCAGCAGCGCAAAGGCGACCGCCGCCAGTTGAACTGGGTGTGTGTTTCCTTTTACAGCGAACAGTGCGCCCGTCGCTGCCAAGCCTGCACTCGCGGAGCCAATGAGCCACTTGAAGAAGTCACGGGCTATCTCCGATGACTCACTGAAAGTTTGCTTCCAGATCTCGATAGCGACATTTTGATCGAGCAGTACGGTGTGAGCTCGCCCTCCCTGGGGCTTCCGCGATTTCCGGATGCCACGCTTGACTGCATTCATCCGCAGCTGGCCGAGCCCAAATCCCAACACCAAAAATAGGCCACCGACGGCGCAGTACTCGATCATGCTGACTCCTTGTCTCGTTAGTTTTCGAGGCGCGCGGCGCTGATTTTGTCCCGCAAACGCATGCCAATACAAAAAGTAACGGCATGGTTTGACCAGCGCTTAAGTGTGAAATGACGGAATGGCAAAGCTCACCGACGCCCACAAGCGCTTCATCGTCCAGGCCCTGGCGTGCTGGGACACCCCCAGCCAGGTCGCGGAGGCCATCAAGGAGGAATACGGCCTGGACGTGCCCCGCATGCAAGTCGCGCAGTACGACCCCACGAAGGTGGCCGGGCAGGGCCTGGCCAAGAAGTGGCGGGAGCTGTTCGACGCCACGCGTAGGCGTTTCCGGGAGGAGGTCGCCGAGATCCCCATAGCAGAGCAGGCATTCCGCCTGCGCGCGCTCGGCAAGATCTACGAGCGGCACATCAGCCGGGGGAACGTCGTCGGCGCGGCTGGCGTGCTGGAGCAGGCCGCCAAAGAGGTGGGCGGCGCGTTCACGAACAGACGGGAGCACACGGGCGCCGGCGGCGGCCCGATAGAACAGAAGACGGTGGTGGCTGATGAAAGACATGTCGCCGCCGCCGTCGCCAAGCTCAACGGCGACTATTGACCCCGCAGTCCTGCGCGCCACGGCGAAAGCCATGTGCGAGCAGGACCACCTGTTCTTTAGCCGGTACTTTTTCAAGCACCGCCAGGCCATCAAGTTCCGGGTCAACTGGCACCATGAGCTGATCGCCGAGAAGGTGCAGGCCGTCATCGACGGCCGCATCAAGAATCTAGTCATCAACGTGCCCCCGGGCTCGTCGAAGACCGAGCTGGTCGCCATCAACCTGATGGCCCGCGGCCTGGCGCTGAACCCGCGCGCCCGGTTCCTGCACATCAGCTACTCCGACGACCTGGCGCTGCTTAACTCGCAGACCGCCAAGGAGTTGGTCCAGTCGGAGGAGTTCCAGGAACTCTGGCCGCTGAAGGTGGCCGCGGACGCGAAGAGCAAGAAGCGCTGGAACATCGAGGTCAACGGCCGAAAGGCCGGCGGCGTCTACGCGGTATCCCTTGGCGGCCAGATCACTGGCTTTCGCGCCGGCCACATGGCGGAAGGGTGGCAGGGTGCCATCGTCATCGATGACCCGCTCAAGGTCGGCGATGCCTACAGCAAGCCGCGCCGCGCCAAGGCGAACCGCGATCTGATCGCAACGGTGAAAAGCCGTCGGGCCAACCCCGACACGCCGATCATCGTGATCATGCAGCGCCTGGCGCAGGAGGATGTGACCGGCTTCATTGAGGCCGGTAACCTCGGTCCGGACTGGGAACAGGTCGTCATCCCGGCGCTGATCGACGACGCGTATGTGGCCGGCTTGCCGGCCGAGCTGCGGGCGAAGGTCGACAGCAGCGACCGCGACGAAAAGGGGCGGTTTAGCTACTGGCCCTACAAGGAGCCGCTGGCGGAGCTGCTCGCCATGGAGGCGGGCGCGGGAGCAGACAAGGAAGGCGGGCGCATCAGCCGCTACGTCTTCTCGGCGCAGTACCAGCAGCGTCCGGCACCGTTGGGCGGCGATCTGATCCAGGGCGCCTGGTTCGGGCGCTATGTCGTGCCGCCGCGGATCGTCTCGCGCAAGGTGTTCGCGGACACCGCGCAGAAGACCGCCGAGCGGAACGACTACAGCGTTTTCGAATGCTGGGGGCTGGGCGACGACGGCAAGATCTACCTGCTGGACCTGCTGCGCGGGAAATGGCAGGCGCCCGAACTCAAGCGGCGAGCCGTGGACTTCTGGGTCAAGAACAAGCCGTTCAACCCGAAGCTGTCGGCGCCGCTGCGGCAGCTCCTTATCGAGGACAAGTCGAGCGGTACCGGCCTCATCCAGGACATCGGCGCTGACGGCAAGATCCCCGTCAAGGGCGTGGAGCGCGACCGGGACAAATTGACCCGGCTCATGGACGTGCAGAGCTACATCGAGGCCGGCCTGGTCTGCATTCCGGAAGAGGCTCCCTGGGTGGCCGATTTCGTGGCCGAGTGCGAGGCCTTTACGGCGGATGACACGCACGCGCACGACGACCAGGTCGACCCGATGGTCGACGCCATCAACGATATGCTCGCCACGGCGGGCAGCAACCTAGGGCGCTTCCAGGCGCTGGCAAGCACATGATGAACCAAGACGGCTACCTGAGCGCGGTGCTGGGATCGGCCATGCTCGATGCGGCCGCGGTCGGCCTCGGCGCCATGGACGACCTGGCGATGTATGCCGAGGGCGGTCTGCCGGCGCGCGTGGTGGACATGATCCCGGACACAGCGGTGTCGCGCGGTGTGGAAATCACCGGCGATGAGCGTGTGCGGGGCGAGTTGGACCGCCTGAAGGCGCTGCCGACGCTTGCCGATGCCTGGCGCTGGGCGCGTCTGACTGGCGGCGGCGCGATTGTCGTCATCGCAAAGGACGGCCGTGCGCTGCGCGAGCCCCTGAACCTCGAAGGCCTGGACCGGATCGAGGAGCTCAAGGTGTTCACGTTGGACGACGTATCGGCGACGGATAGGCGGTACGCGGATCCGAACGAGGCCAACTACGGCATGCCCGAGCTGTACCGCGTGCGCACGCAGGCGGCGGGCGTGCCGTCGGCCGAGTTCTTCGTGCACGAAAGCCGGCTGATCGAGATTCCGGGCGATCCGCTGCCGGCGAAGCTCAATCGCAAGGGCATTCCTTGGGCTGGGCGGCCAGCGGTGACCAGGGCGTACCGCGCGATCCGTCGCTATGGCGAGGGCCTGCACTGGGCGCTGCGCTTGCTGGAGAAAAAGCAGCAGGCTGTACACAAGATGAAGGGCTTGGCCGAAGCGATCGCGGCGGAAATGGAGGCGGACATTCGGAAACGGGTGGAAATGGTCGATTCCGTGCGCAATGCCCTCAATGGCGTCGCGGTGGATTCCGAGGACGACTATCAAATCCTCAGTTCGGACATGGGCGGCGTCAAGGACACCCTGGCGGAGTTTCAGATTGCGCTCGCCGCGGAAACCGGGATCCCCGTTACCCAGCTTTTCGGGCGGTCGGCCGCCGGGCTGAACGCCACCGGCGATGGCGATCTGGAAGCCCTTTACAACACCGTGGCCATGGGGCGGGAGGTGAAGGTTAATCCCGCCCTTGAGCGTTTGGTGTCGCTGATCCGCGCGCAGCGCACCTTGGCCTCCGGCGGCGAGGCGCAGGGGGAAGCCTGGTCCATTATTTGGCCGGCACTCAAGCCCGCTACGGCGAAAGAAAGCGCCGAGGTCCGAAAGGTGAACGCCGAAGCCCAAGCCAGGGAAATGGACGCCCTGAGCGCGGCCGTGGACAACGGCCTGAGCCAGGACCAGGCGGTCCAGTTCATGAAACAGGAAGGGCTCTATGGCCTCACCCCCGACGGCGGCGGCGAGTCGGCGAAGTCGTACGCCGCGGCCACCTAAACAATGGCGCTATCCCTTGGGCGACGAGCAGGACTACCTGCGAGCGCTGCGCACCCTGGCCGAAGCCGCCATTCTGTCGGTCGAGCGGTACGTCATACCGGTCCTGGACCTGGTGCTGCGCCAGGACGACCTGCGCAACACGCCGGAGGGCGATGAAGGCTGGTTCGAATCACTGCGCCGGGCATTCATGGATGCCTTGGGCGCGGCTGCGGTCGCGGACGGTAAGGCCCAGGGCCTGGCCGCGATGGTTGCGCAGCGGGTGGAAAAGTACAACAAGGAGCAGTTCCACCGGCTGCTTCGGCGGGCATATGGCGTGGATGTCTTCAAGGCCGAGCCCGCGCTGGCCAGGATCTTGCGGCCCTGGGAGGCTGAGAACATCGGTCTGATCAAGTCCATCCCGGAGCAGTACCTGGACACGCTGCACGGCCGCGTCGTCGCCGCGGTGCGCAAGGGCACCTCCCTCCGGGAGATGACCAGACAGATCCGCGACACGTACCACCTACCGCGTAACCGGGCCGAACTGATCGCCCGGGACCAGATCGGCAAGTTGAATGGCGACCTGACCCGGTACCGGCAGACCAACATCGGGGTCGAAGAATACGACTGGCACGGCGTTATGGACGAGCGCGAGCGGGAAGAGCACGTCGCGCGCGAGGGCAAACGGTTTCGCTGGGACACCCCGCCGCCCGATGGGCATCCGGGCCATGCGATCCGCTGCCGGTGCTGGGGCTCCCCGATCTTGCCGGCGCTCGAAGACCTGGACGCTCTGATCGTCCACTGAGGATAGAACCATGGTTATGCGATATGACCGGGCGCCGCTGAAGGCGACCCGGACTGACGAGGGCTACCTTGTCGACACGCCGGTGCTGACCCGTACCGGCGTTTTTGAATACCGGGATGGCGCTGGGAAGGTCCGGCGCGAGTACCGGCCGCCGGATGAGGTGTTCAACGCTGACTCCATGGCGAGCCTGCGGGGCAAGCCGATCACGGACGGGCACCCGGGCAAGGTTACGGCCAAGAACGTGCGGCAGCACATGGTCGGCACCGCGCTGTCCGCCGGCCGCCAAGACGGCCAGAGCATGGTCGGGGATATCCATATCTTCGACACCGGGCCCGTTGATGCCGGCAACAAGGAATTGTCGCTGGGCTACGAGCTCGAGCTGGACGAAACGCCCGGGGTCTCGCCTGAAGGCGAGCGCTACGACGCCGTCCAGCGAAACATCCGATACAACCACCTGGCGGTGGTGAAACGTGGCCGCGCCGGAAATGCGCGGCTCAACCTTGACGCGGCAGACGCCGTAACGAAAACCGAAGAGGAAAATGACATGACCATGGTCAAGATCCGCCTCGATTCCGGCCTGTCGTATGACGCGGCTCCGGAAGTGGCGAACGAGCTGGAGCGCCTGCGCGCCGAGGTGAAGACCGCCACGACCAAGGCGGACACCGAGGCGGCCCGGGCCGACACCGAGAAGGCGCGCGCGGACAAAGCCGAGGCCGGAATCGCCAAGGCCCGCGAGGACGCCCACGGCGCCGCCCTGGCGCGCGTGAAGCTGGAAGCCGCCGCTACCCAGCACAAGGTGGAATTCAAGGCTGACACCGCCGACCGCGAGCTGCGCGAAGGCGTCATCAAGGCCATCCGCGGCGATTCCTTCGATCTGGCCGGCAAGTCCGACGGCTACGTTGAAGCGGCCTTTGATATGGCCGTCAACGATGCCCAGGCCCGCCAGGATGCGCTCGCGAATCAGCGCCGCGAGCTGGGCGGTGGCCAGAAGCCGGCGCCCGCCGGCAAGGAACGCGCCGACGGCGCCGATCAGCCGGCCTCCGCGCGCTCGGCCCGCGACGCCTATCTCTCGAACCTGAAGAAAGGAGGCGAATAATGCCCCCCATCTATGACGACCGCATGGACGTTGCCTACGCCGGCATGAAGGCGGACCTGGGTTACGACGACGTCGAGACCTGCGCGGCCGCTGGCAACATCCCGCCCGGCGTGATCGTGGGCGACACCACGAACGACCGTATCGTCGCCGGGCCTGGTTCCCGCATTCGCGGCCTGGCCCTGCACACCCACACGATCCCCCGTGACGGCGGCTATCGCGAATTCGACGCCGTCAGCGTGCTGCGCGTGCGCCGTGGCTGGGCGAAGGTCACCAGCGGCGGCGCCGTCACCAAGGATGGCCCGGTGAAGTGCGCGGCTGACGGCACGGTATCCGACGACGGCGCCACGGCGGTGCCGAACGCGGTGTTCCGCTCAAGCGCGGTCGACGTCGCCGGCGGCAAGATCGCCCTCATCGAGCTGCATGCGCCGTTCGCGCTGGCCCCGGCCGCGCCCTAAACGGCCAGCCCCAACCGACTAATCCAAGGCCCCGCAAGGGGCCTTTTTCATTGGGAACACCATGGACAAACACGAGCATTACGACGAGGCCGACCTGCCGGCCGTCAAAACCATCGTCGTGGCGCTGGCCGGCATGCGCGAGGACGAAGGCCTCTACACCGCCCGACAGCTGGACTACGTCAAGACGCGCACCTACGACAAGAAGCTGCCGCCGATGATCGGCCTGCAGCTGGTGCCCATCTCCACCGAGGTGCCGGAGTGGGCCGAAACGTTCACCTACACGATGTTCGACGAAGTGGGCATGGCGAAGATCGTGGCGAACTATGCCGACGATCTGCCCCGCGCCGACGTCAAGGGCGAAGAGAAGGTCGCCCAGGTCAAGAACATCGGCGACTCGTACGGTTACAGCGTCATGGAACTGCGCGCGGCCGCGGCCAACCGTACCGACCTGCCGACGCGTAAGTCGATGGCGGCTCGCAAGGCGGTCGAAATCAAGCTGAACCAAATGGCGCTCATCGGCGACACCAAGTTCGGCCTGTACGGCCTGGTGAACCACCCCAACGTGCCGCTGGTGGTGGGTCTGAATGGGGACTGGCTGAACCCGACCACGACCGCTGATCAGATCCTGGCCGACTTGGACACGATCTACGACGCGGTGGTCAACCAGTCGAAGGACGTGCACACGCCGACCCGCATCGTCATGCCTACCGAGCAGCGCAGCAAGATCTTTTCGAAGCGCGTGCCGGACTCTGGTGGCAAGACCGTGGGCCAGTTCTTCCAGGACAAGCACCCCGGCTTGCAGATCATGGGCGCCGCCGAATTCAAGGGCGCCGGCGCCGGCGGCAAGGATCTGATCATGGCCTACGAGTACAGCGAAGAAAACCTCGCCATGGAGCTGCCCATGCCGTTCAACCAGTTGGCCGCGCAGGCGCGAGGCCTGGAGCTGGTCGTTCCCTGCCTGGCGCGTGCTGGCGGGGTGGTCGTTTACTACCCGCTCTCGATGGCGAAGGGGGAAATCTGATGCCGTACTACACCAATGCAACCAAGGCCGTCATCAACATCGGAGGCCATACCGTGATCGCGCCGACGAAGACGGCCAAGGTCGATCCGGAGATCCGCGGCGTGCAAGACCTGATCAAGCGCGGGCTGCTGGTCGAGGCCGAGGCGCCGGCGGACGATCAGCCGTCACCCAAGAAGGGCGGCAAAGCCAGCGGTGACGCTGGCGGGGCCAAGGAGCCGTCCACTGTCGATGAACTGAAGGCCTGGTTGGACAATCAGGGCGCACAGTACGCTCCCTCGGCCAAGAAGCCTGAGCTGCAGGGTCTGTATGAGGCGCTGAAGGCCAGCCTCGCGGATCAGAACGGCGCCGGCACCGCGGAGCAGTAATCATGGCGGCCACTGTCGACGATCTGGATTTCCTAGCGCCGGCGGTGGCCTCCATGCCGCCGGACGACAAGGAGCGGGCTCTGGCCATGGCCGTGGATTACCGGCCCGCATGCCTTCCTCCCAAAAAGCAGGACGAGGCCCAGCTCTGGTATGCCGCCTGGCTGCTCTACCGGATCAAGCTGCAGCGCCAGGCCGAGGAGGATGGCGTCCTGCCGCGGCCTGGGGTCGTCAGCGAAAAGGAAGGCGACCTGCAGCGCACGTATGGCCGCGTGGACGGCGCCGAGGATCTCGCCGGCTTCTTTGGGCAGTACGAGCGGCTGGCGCGGCTGTGCCGTGTGGGCGCAGCTACGGTAAGGAGCACACCCCGTGTCTGTTAAATCGATCGATAAGGGCCTGGGCGAGCATGTGCGCCTAGCCAGGGCGATCAACGGCCGCGGCGTCAAGGTGGGGATCCAGGCCGATGCTGGCAAAGATCCCGACACGGGCGCGGATCTGCTGGATATCGCGATCTACAACGAGTTCGGCACCGAGCACATCCCGGCACGGCCCTCCGTGCGCGACTTCGCCGAAAAGAACGGCGATGTACTCGGCCAGGCCATGGATCGCATGGCGGGGGCTGTCCAGGACGGGCGTTTGGGCGTCGATAGCGCGCTGGATCAGCTGGGGACGTTCGCGGAGAAGCATCAGAAAGCGCACGTGCAGCAGTCCAAAAAATGGGCCAAGCCGAACGCGCCCGCAACGGTCAAGAAGAAGGGCAGCGACGTGCCGCTTATTGACCAGGGCCTGATGGTGGGCGCCATTCGCTACGAAAAGGTGTAGCCCATGAGCTTCAGACGTCCGCAGGTCATACGCAAGAGGCTCCCAGGTCAGTACGTGCGCGGCCATTGGCAAGAAGGCGCGCCAGGGCCGGAGGTCACCATTCAAGCGTCCGTGCAGCCCGCCAAGGCGGGTGATTACGACCAGCTGCAGGTGCACCCGGAAGGGCGCCGCGTCCGCGCAGCGGTGCGCATCTACACCAGCGCCGACCTGGTCGTCGCAGGCCAGGACTGGACCAATGGCGATCGCCTGGTCTGGGGCGTCGGGCCGCAGGCCGGCGAATACCTGCTGGTGGGCGTGTCCCCCTGGCAGTCGGGTGTGATTCCCCATTATAGGTATCTGGCGGTCTTGCTTGCCGCCGACGAAATGCAGTAGCCCAAGGATCCGGCAGCCTGGACCGGACCGGACGGGGCAAAACGTCCGGGAGGACTCCCCAGGCCCGGCTGGGCATTCCAGGCCACCGGGTAGGGCAGCGTCGAGTCGGCGCGCGCGAGAGCGTTGAGTAGCCGATAGCCCCATCGATGCACGATCAACTTACGGGACCGCTATGGCACCTGAAGACCGCATTTTCGAGCTGATTGAGGCCGCCGCCGGCGGTGTCCCGGTGATCTTCGCCGACGAGAACGGAAAACGGCCGTCCGGATCGTACATCGCCATGGCGGTGCGGTGGGAAAAGATCAGCAGCGCCGAAGTCGGCCGCGTCGACGACGACGGCGCGCAGGCAGTGCACCAGCACGACGATGCCACGGTCGAGCTGCAGGGCTTTGGCCCGGCTGCCTATGACGGCTTGGATGAGCTGGCCCTGAAGCTGCGGCACCCTCTCTACGAGGAACGCGCCGAGGCGCTGGGGCTGGCGCTTTACGAGGTCGGACGCCTGCAGAGCATTCCCGTCCTGCGGGATGCGGCACGGTTCGAGCGTCGGGGCGTGCTGGAGCTGGGCATTCGGTACAGCCGCACGCACGCCGAAGACGTCGGATTCATCGAAACCGTGACAGGCACTGTCACCACGACAGGCGGACTTACTCCCGCCATCGAAACCCCTTTTTCCGCGACTGTCGTGACCGCGCCATAGCGGCCGCGACGCGCAATCGCCATCTGGCCGCCTCCTGGGCGGCTTTTTCCAATGGAGCCGCACATGGCAAAAATCGACCGACTCGTCAACGTGACGATCTCGCTCAACACCACGGCGATCAAGGAGCAGAATTTTTCTGACGTCCTTGTGCTGGGCGCTCATGCCCTAGCCGTCAATCGCATCCTGGTCGTCACGGAACCCGGCGAGCTGCTGGATCTGGGCATCGCGAGCCAGGATCCGCTCTACATCGCGGTTCGCGACGCCTTCAAGCAAATCCCAACCGTCAGTCGCGTGTTTGTGGGCCGCCGGCAGGTGGACACGTCGCGTGCAACGGTGACCCGTGCGACGGCGTCCGACTACACGATTTCCCTGTCGTGGCGGGACGCCAACGGTGAAGTGCAGAAGGCTGACGCCACCGTGGCCGCCCAGGCGAGTGATACGGTTCAGACCATCGCCACCGCGCTGGTGGCCGCGATCACCGCCGGCGACGCGCCGGTGACTGCCGTGGCGGTGGGCGCAGAAGTGTCCGTTACCGCTGACGACGCCGGCAAGGCTATCGCGATCGCCATCAAGGGGAACTTGGAACTGGCCGCGCCGACCAGCACCGAACTGCCATCGGTAGCATTGAACGAATGCTTGCGCGAGAGCGGCGACTGGTACGGTGTGGCGCTGGCCAGCCGTGTGGAAGCCGACATCCTGGACGCCGCCGAATGGGTGGAATCCAACGAGCGGCTGTTTGGCGTGTCGAGCGACCAGGCCGGAATCATCGATGCGGCTGTCTCCACGGACATCGCGTCCAAGTGTCAGCAGAAGCAGTACTTCCGCACCCATGTCTGGTATCACGGCCAGGCCAAGACGGAGGCGCTGGAGGCTGCAATCACCGCCAGCCGGTTCACTTTCTACCCCGGCGGCGAGACGTGGGCGAATGCCCGCCTTTCGGGCATCACCTACGACAACCTTGCCGAGGGCGCGGCACTTGCCGCCCACGCCAAGAACGCCAACACGTTCGAGCAGATGCGCAACTTCGCAGTCACGCAGAACGGCAAGGTGGCCTCGGGTGAGTGGATCGACGTGATCCGCGGCCGTGACTGGCTGGCTGAACAGGTGAAGATCAACGTGGCGACGCAGATCATCAACGCGAACGGAAAGGTGCCGTTCACCGATGCTGGGATCCAGATCATCGTGAACGGCTTGCGCCAGGCGTTGATGCTTGGCCAGTCCCGCGGCCTCATCGCTCCGGACGAAATCGACGACGCCGGCCGCAAGATTCCGGGGTTCGTCATTACGTACCCGCGCGCCGCAAGCATCTCGCCAAACGACAAGGCAAACCGCACCCTGCGTGACGTGAAATTCACCGCGCGGCTGGCGGGAGCCATCCATGTTGCCGATATCAAGGGCAACCTGACCTATCAACAACTCTAAACGGGGCGATCCAGCATGTCTGCGAATACCTATGCACCTGGCCAGGTGAAGATCGTGATGGGCGCCGTGGCGCTCTCCGGTCTGGCCGAAGACACCTTTGTGACGGTGGCGGAAATCGGGGAGGGCATCTCCTCGGTTGCGGGCGTCGACGGCGAGGTGGCCCGCGCGATGTCTCGGGACTCGCGCCTGCGCATCACTGTGACGCTGCTGCAAACCAGTGCCAGCAACGATCTACTGACCGCGATGCATCAGGCCGATAAGGCCACCGATGGCAACGGCGCCGTGCCGATAGCGATTACCGACCTGCGCGGGCGGTCGCTGCACGCGTCCGACTCCGCCTGGGTCGTGAAGACCCCGGACGCGGGCTATGCCCGCCAGGTGGGAAGTCGCGAATGGGTCATCGAGACGGGGCCGGCGATCAACGTGGTGGGGGGTAATACCTGATGAGCGCGACCAAGCAAGTGGTGATCGGAACCACGACGTTCCGGATCTCGAAGTTCAATGCCTTCGATCAGCTGCAGCTGCTGGGCGACCTGCAGAAGGAAGTGTTGCCGGCCGCGGGCTCCATGCTGACCGCAGTCTTCGGCGGCGAGGGCGAAGCGCAGGCCCGCGACGAGCAGGCGATGCTGCAGGCCTTTCGCGACCTGTCGGCGAAGCTGGGCGGCGATGCGCTCATGAAGTGGTCCGGTCGGCTCATCCACCCCGAGCTGGTTACGTTCGAACTCGACGGCCGCGACCCGCAAAAACTGACCGAAGCTCACAAGGCTATGGCTTTCGGGGACTTCTCCGAGATCCTGGAGCTTCTGTTTCACATTCTTCAGCACAACTTTGCCGGCCCTTTGGCGCGCTGGGCCGGCCGCTTTGGTCCGGCCCGCGAGAAGTTGGCCAACCTGTCGGCCGGTTTGACCCGGCCTTCGAACGAGAGCTGATCATCTGGCGGCCCATCCTGGCCCGCCACGTCAGCCTGGACGCCGTTAAGCGCGGCGACGTTGACCTCCTGGACATTCTGAAGCTGAACGCCCTGATGGATGCCCAGGACGCCGCCCAGGCACATGCGGAACAGCAAGCGAGGCAACGATGAGTGTTGTGCGAGAACTGGTCACCCTTCTGCGGTATCAGGTGGACGAGTCTGGTCTGAAAAAGTACCAGGTGGCCTACCAGAATGCGCAATCGGCGATGGCCGCCACCAGCGCCAAGACCGTGAAGGCCATGCGCGAAGCGGCGGTGGGCGCCGGGATTCATCCCAGCGCATGGGCGCCGCGGCCTGTTCCGGTACCGGCGACGCCGGCGCCGGTCCCCGTATCCGCGCCGCGGCCGGTGCAGGTTCCGGCGCCGAGCCCGGCAACCGCGCCAGTTCCGCCTGTGGCCCCGAGGCCGGCCCCGGCACTCAGCACGCCGGCACTCAGCACGCCGGCGCCCGTGCCGTCGGCGCCGCCGGCAATTCCGCCCGCTGTGCCGCGGCCGGTGCCCGTGTCGGCGCCGACGCCGCAACCGGCTCCCGCGCCTGCGCCTGCCCAGGTGGTCCGCCCGACCCCGGCCGTGCCCGTGCTTCAGGCGCAGCCGCAGCCAGTGATCGCGCCGCGGCCGGCGCCCGTACAGGGGGTGCCGCCGGCTCCTGTCGTGCGACCGCCAGCGGTACCGGCTGTTCCGCGAATGCCCGCACCAGCGGCCCCCGCGATTCCGCGGGTGGGCCGTCCGGTGTCGTTCCCTGTGGACGTGGGCGGCGCGCGTGGCAAGTTCGCACAGATCCAGGGAGCATATAACGGCCTGGTCGCCCGTGTACGCGGCGGGATGAGGGTGGTGCGCGAGGCAGGGGCGGGGGCCGTGGAGGGGTTCCGCCTTGGCCTGCAGGACGCGCGCCAGGCGCAGGAACGGCTGACGCGCTCCCAGTGGAACGGCGTGCGCGCGATCAAAGAGCAGGCCAGCGCGTTTTCGGGCCTGCGCGGCATCATCGCCGGATATCTGGGCTTTTCCCTGGTCAAGAAGATATCGAACGATATCGACGCCTGGGGGCAGATGGAGGCGCGGATGCGCCAGGCAACTGCCTCGGCGCGAGAGTATGCGGAGGTTGATAAAGACCTGGCGCGGGTGTCGCGGCTGACGTACAAGTCCTATCAGTCGAGCGCAGAGCTGTTTGTGCGCACGCGGCGCACGATGGCGGACCTGGGCAAGTCGACGCAGGACACGGTCGACGTAACCGAGGGTCTGTCGCTGGGCATGGCGCTTTCCAGCACGAAGGCGCAGGACCAGGAGTCGGTGATTTCTTCGCTGACCAAGGCCATCATGCAGGGCAAGCTCGGCATGGACGAGTACTCCACGCTGATGCGCGCCGCGCCGCGGCTGCAGACGGCGCTGGCCGACGGCCTTGGGATTACGACCGCTGCGCTGCTCGAGCAGGTGAAGGCCGGCAAGATCACCACCGATAAGTTTCTGCCGGCACTGCAGTCGCAGTTGGCCAGGATGCGTATCGAGGCAGAAAACATGCCGGTCACGGTCGCCGATGCCATGACGGTGTGGAACGACGCCTTCGAGCGGTTCTTCGGAAAGACGCTGACGGCAGGTCGCACTGCGGTGCTGGGCGTGACCAAGTCCGTCGAGTTCCTGGCGGACAACATCAGCACGGTGATCAAGCTGCTCGCCCTGGCCGGTGGTGCCTGGGGCCTGGTCGCGCTGCGCAACTGGTTGCGGCTGGCGACGTTCCAGTCTGGGGGGCTGATCCGTTCGCTGGTGGCGGCGACCCGCGCTGCGATTGGCCTGGATACGGCTATGGCGTTGCGTCGCGGACCGGCCGGGGCAGCCCGGATGCTTGCGCTGTGGAATCGCTCGCTGGCGCCTCTCCTGCGCATGGCCGCGGTGCTGACCACGATCTACCTGATCGGGGACGACATCCTGGGGTGGATGCGCGGCGATATCTCGGTGCTCGGCGGGCTGATTGGACGGGTGGAAGACTGGCAGGCGCAGATTGACGCGGTCAAGGCGACGCTGGTGACAGTCAAGAATTTGCTCGGCGGTGCTGGGCAGGAGCTTGGCCCCTGGATCAAGAAGTGGGGAACTATTGCCGTCCTGGTCTATGGCCTCTGGCGGATTCTCACCCCGGTTCGCGGCCTGATCCTGTTCTTGGCCAGGACGGCGGTGCCGTTGCTCTGGCGCGCCTTTGCGATGACCCCCGTAGGCCGTGTCGTGACCCTGGTCACGGCCGGACTGTGGCTGATCTGGTCGCAGTGGGACACGATCACGGGTTTGTTTTCCCGGTCCTGGGATCGCATTACCGCCGCGGCCAAGGGCACCTTTATGGAGCCCGTACTGGAGTACATCCAGGCGATCTGGGCTTTCTGGTCGGGGCTGGTGGCGGGCGTCATCGCAGCGTTCACCGGCGACTGGGACGAGGCGGTCAAGCGCTGGCGTGATGCCTTCGACGGCTTGTGGAGTTTCTTTGCCGGTATAGGCGACCGCATGATCCGCAAGATCGAGGAGATTGGCCAGGCTATCCAGAAATGGGTCATGGACAAGCTCGCCGCTGCGAAGCGTGGTGTTGAGGGCTTGCTGCCGGACTCGCTGCGCGACGAAAACATGAAGGAAACCATGGGCGGCTTCAACGCGTGGTTACGCGAAAAGGCCCCCATCTTGGAGCCCCTCATGGGCAATGCCTATCCGAAGGCCGACCCTGCTGCCGTTCAGCGTGCGGGCTCGGCCGCGGCTCGCGGGCCGCTCACCATCCGCAATGAAATTGCCTCGGTCTCGGTCACGGCCCCCGGTGCGGATCCGGCATCCGTTAGCGGCGCCACGGCGCGGGGCGTGAACGAGGGAATTCGGCGCGGCGTCGAAGACATTGACCGCTACTTCATCACTGGCGTCGAAGCGGCGCGTTAGGAGATGGCATGAGCTTTGTTTCCATGATCTTCGGCTGGGGCGGCGGCAGCAGCATCGGTGCGCTTCCATTGGACGCGTTGCTGAGCGAGAAAACCTCGCTCAACAGCCGGGCAACGGAATACGCAGTGGAGGATGGGCCGCCAGTCACCGACCACGTGGTCCAGGAATCCGAACTGCTGGCGCTTGACGGCTGGGTAACGGCGGCCGAGGTGGCGCTGTTGGGCGGTCTCGCGATCGGCGGGGTGCGCAATCTTGTGGGCGGTACCGGCCTCGGCGGCCTGACCGCCGGCGGCGGACGTTCGAAGCTAATCAGCTCCAAGGAAGCGCTGCGCAAGATCCACGCAGACCGCCTTCCGATCACCATCGTCACTGGCCTGGATGTGTACGTCGATTTCGTGATGGAAACGTGCGATATCGGGCGCTCGAGCGAGGCCGGTGATCGATTTGAAATATCAGCCACGTTCAAGCAGATCCGCAAGGTGACGCTGCGCCAGGCGGACATACCGCCGGAGAAGACCTCCGGCAGTGCTACAGGAAAGGCCGGCGGCACCAGGACCAACGCCGGCAAGACCAACGGCGCCGAGGTCAGTGAAAAGCAGAAAACGGACCTCAGCAAAATTGTGGGGCGGGGCGAATGATCGAGATTCCAGTCTTGGGCGCCAATGACAGCCTGACAGAGATCGAGCTGGACGGGACCACCTACTTCCTGCGGCTCTCTTGGAACAGCGAGGCGGAAGTGTGGGCCTTGTCGATCGAGAACGCCTACAACGAGGTGATCGTGGCGGGGATTGCGGTGGTGCCGGACACGCCGTTGCTGGCACCGTATCGACATCTGGCGGTGCCGGCTGGGGAGCTGGTGGCGCTGGCCCCCGACCGCCGAGAGAGTGTCAGCCGGGCGGCACTGCCCGCCGGCGAAGTGGCGCTGGTCTATATCGGCGAGGGGGAACTGGCAGATGGCACGATTTAACCGGGTCTACCGGCTGCTGGTGGGCAAGAGCGGCCAGAAAGGGATCGAGATCGTGCCGCCCATTCGGATCACGTTCGACATCGAGAAGGATGCCGAAGAGGAGCCCAACGACCACAAGATCCGGATCTACAACCTGAACGCCGACTCCAGGAAGGCGCTGGAGGAGCCGGGCCTGCGTTGCGTCCTGTATGCCGGCTATGGGGAAGAGGGCGGTCCCCTGCTGATGGCGGCGGGCAGTGTGGTGTTCGCGTACACGAAATTCGAGCAGCCCGACGTGGTCACCGAGATGATCGTCAAGGACGGCCATGTAGAGCTGCGCGACACCGCCGTTTCTATCGGCCTCGGGCCAGGCGCCCAGGCCAGCCACATCATCCGTGACATCGCGCGCCAGATGGGTCTGCCGTTGGTGATGGCCGAGGACGTGCCCGATCGCCGCTGGCATCAAGGCTTCTCGTTCTATGGAGCGGCCCGGACGGCGCTGCACAAGGTGACGCAGGGGACCGGGCTGGAGTGGTCCGTCCAAAACCAGCAGCTGCAGGTCGTGCAGCGCCGCGGGACGACGCGCCGGCAGGCCGTAGTGTTGGCTGCTGATACGGGGTTGCTGGGGTATCCGGAGCGGACTCGGGAGGCCGCGCGCGAAAAGGCCAAGGTCCGCGACAAGACAACCGGCGACGACGTCAACTTGGTAAGCGCCCGGCAGCAGCGTGACGGCTGGCGGGTCACATCTCTGCTCCTGCCCACGATCAACCCGGGCGACCTAGTGAAGCTGGAAAGCCGTTCCGTGGAGGCGTTCCAGCGCGTCGAGGCGCTGCGCCATACGGGTGACAGCGAGGGTGGCGACTGGCAGACCGAACTCGAGCTGGTGGATCGCAGCGCGCCGCCGAAGAAGACGGCGGCAAAGGCAAAATGATGAAGAACCCCATTTCGGCTTTCAAGGCCCTGATATCGGCTGAACTGGCCGACGTCTACACGACGCTGCCGGGCGAAGTGGTGGCCTACGACGGTACGTTCGTCACGGCCAAGCCCGCCCTGGCCAAGCGGCTGACCAGCGGCGACGTGCTGCCGGCGCCGCAAATTGTGCGCGTACCGGTCTGCTGGCCCGTCGGGGATGTGAACGGCGCGCAGGCGCTTATCTCCGTGCCACTCAAGCGGGGGGATGCCGTCAAACTGTCATTCTCGGCGCGAGCGCTGGAGAACTGGCTGGCAGGCGACGACGGACCGCCGGACGACCCCCGGCAGTTCGATCTGTCCGATGCGTTCGCGTCGCCGATGGTGCGGCCGGGGACCATGGCCGCAGACACGGAAAACGTCAGCATTCAGTACGGGCCAGCGTGGCTGAAGCTGTCGCCGGCCGGAGACCTGACGTTCTTGGTCAAGGAATGGACAGTGAAGGCCGATCAGACCACCTTCAATTCGCCTGTGACGGTCAACGGTCCCTTTGTCTACACCCAGGGGCTGTCCGGGGAGGGAGGCGACGGCGGCCCCTCGATGCGCGTACGTGGCGGCGTTGCCTTCGAGGGTGGGCAGCTGACGCACGACGGCAGGAATGTCGGCAGCACTCACCGCCACCGCGATAGCGTGGGCGGCGAAACCGGGGAGCCCATGTGATGGCCCTCGACCTCGCACTTTCACTCGATCATGACCTGGATGTGGGGCTGCTGGGCGAACTGTCGTTCATCGATGGAGCCGAGCGGATCTCCCAACAGGTCAAGGTGACGCTACTCGCCTTCCTAGGCGAGTGGTTCCTGGACACGACCTTCGGTGTGCCGTACTTCGAGTCCATCCTGGTCAAGTCGCCTGATCGCGCCAGCATCGAGGCGGTGCTGCGCGCGCGGATTCGGGCCGTGCCCGGTGTAGACCGCGTGCGCCGCCTGGACCTCGACATCGAGCGCGAGCTGCGCATCCTGCGCGTGACGTTTGAGGCGGACACCGCTGCGGGCCGCATTGAGCGCGTCGTCGAGCTGCGCGCCTCGTAATTCCCCTTTTTTCAGAGGTATCTATGGCCTATGGTGTAACGCCGGACGGGTTCGTGCGCCCGCGCCTGCCCGAGATCCGGCAGGAGATCGTGGCGGATCTGCGCGCCCGAATGCTGGCGGCTGGCTTCAATGGCACGGTGGAAACCCGCCCGGATAGCATTACCGGCCTGCTCATCGACACATTTGCCGAGCGCGAGGCCGCGCTGTGGGAGCAAACCGAGGGCGTCTATTTCGCCATGTACCCGGGATCTGCGACCGGGGTGTCGCTGGATCGGTCTGTATCTTTCACCGGAGTCACCCGGTACCGCGATGAGCGCTCCAGGGCGTACGTGGTGCTATACGGTGCCCCGGGCACGACCGTGCCCGCCGGCGCGCAGATTCGCCACCAGGTCAGCCAGAACCTCTGGGCGCTGGCGGCCGACGCGCAGATCCAGCCAGGCGCTGGCGCTGATGTGGTGCTGCGGCCCAGCGTTGCGCCGAACTCGGCATACCGGGTATCGATCGACGGCGCCCCTTACACGTACACGACCGGCCCGACTACGAACCTGCCCCAGATACTGGCTGGCCTGGTCGCGGCGCTTTCACCCAGCGGACTGATCGTGTCCAGCGACGGCGCCATGGTGCGGATCCACACGGACGGGCGCGTTGCGGCAGCATTCACCTGGACGGCGAATCTGTCGCTGGTTCGCCTCGGCTCGCCTGCGCTCGCAGAGACGATGGTGGCCTCGACCGAGGGCGCCGCGGTCGGCGATTTGAACGGAGTGGTGACGCAGGTGGACGGCTGGGACAGCGTCGACAATCTGCAGGCTGGCGTGGCCGGCAGGCTGGCGGAGAGCGCGGCCGAGCTGCGCGCGCGTTACCCCACTGGCTTGTTCAGGCTTGGCGCCGCTACGGCGCCCAGCATTGCACCGAACGTCCGCGATCGCGTGGCAGGCGTGCGCACGGTCAAGGTCTTCATGAACAACACGGATGACCCGGACGCGCTGGGCCGGCCACCCCACAGTGTCCACGTCGTCGTGGACGGCGGCCTTGATGATGAAGTAGCGGAGGCCATTTTTCGGGTGGCCGCCGCGGGCATCGACACGCACGGGCAGCAGCTGGTGGTTGTCAAAGATGACGAGGGGGCCGACCAGCCGATCCGCTTTGACCGGCCGGAGCGCGTATTCATCTGGGTGCGTTGCGCTACGACGCTTTTGCCCCCGTCTGAACAGGCCTTCCCGCCGGGAGGCTTCCAGGAGATTGCCGAAAACCTGGCCGCCGCGGGCGAGGCGTTCACCATCGGCGAGGATGTCATCCTCCAGCGCCTCTATGGAGCGATCTATCGCACGCCAGGCCTCGCCTCGGTGGATCTTCGTCTGGCCTTTTCCACGAATCCTGCTTTCGTGCCTCAGCCGGCGGATTACAAGGCCGCGAACGTGGCTATCCAGGACTTCCAGGTCGCCGCCTTTGACCTGTCGCGAATCGAGGTGACTTGATGGATCTGAACCAGGACCACGCCGGCGTGGCGTGGGGGCACTGGCTTGGCCAGTTTCAGGGCAAGCGTCGGCTGGAGGCCCTGGTCAAGGCGCTGCTGAAGCCGACCGAAGGCCTGCAGGGTGCTCTGCGGGCGCTGTATGAGGATCGCTGGCTTGACACGGCCGTCGGTAAGCAGCTGGACGGCATCGGCGAGATTGTCGGACTGCCCAGGGTGATCGATGAGGCGATCTATGTGCGCTTCTTCGGGTTTCAGGGCCAGCCCAACGTGGGCGGCTTCGGCGAGGCTCGATTCCGCCGCGCCAATGAGCGGCCGGTGGCCGGATCCGCCACGCTGCTGGACGCGGAGTACCGGAAGCTCCTGTACTGGAAGATCGCGCTCAACAACGGCCACGGCACGGCCCCGGAGATCGCGAGCTCTCTCAAGCCAATTTTCGACGTCAGCCGCGTCATCGTGAAGAACGCCGGCAACGCAAAGATCCGGATATGGGTCAGCCGGATCCCAGGCCCCAACGATCCCCTCATGGCAAATCCCTACAAATGGGTGCCCCAAGCCGCCGGCGTCGGCGTGCAACTAATCACCGGCTCGACTGAGAAGCCATTCGGCTTCCGTCAGCAAGGTTTCTATGGCTTTGGCGTCGGCGTGCTGGCGCGAGGTATCTATTGATGGCAGATCCCACTTTCTTCGAACTCTTCAAAGCCACCTGGGCGCAGAACGGTCTGACCGAGGGAATTACCGACGTCCAGTACAAAACGGGCTGGGCCTACATTGGATCCATTCCCCCATCCGTCGAGCAGTTCAACAAGGTCCAGCAGACGACGGACGAGCGCCTGGGCTGGATCTACAACCAGCTTGAGGCACTTGCCGCTGTGACCGGCCGGCCGCTCCTGGCCACCAGCGCCGACGCGCTCAGTTTCGCGTTCCAGAACCTGAATGCGACGAACCTGAAATCCGGCACCGTGCCGGTCGCTCGGCTGTCGGGCACCGCCACCAGCTTGACGGCTGGCGCCGCGCAGAAGCTGGCCACCAGCCGCACGATTGCGGTGACCGGCGACGCCACCGGATCCGGATCGTTCGACGGGTCGGCGAACTTGTCGTTCGGGCTAACACTGGCGCAGACCGCGGTCGCCGCGGGGAGTTACGGCAGTGCCAACAGAATCGCGAGCTTTACCGTTGACGCGAAGGGGCGGCTTACGGCCGCAAGTGAGGTCGACGTCGGAAACGCGGCAACCGCCACCAAGCTGGCCACGGCTCGCAGTTTCTCCATTTCGGGCGGCGCGACGGCCGCGGCGGCGAACTTCGACGGATCGGGCAATGTTGTCCTGAACGTCACCGGGCTGGACATGTCGAAGGCAACTGCCGGCATCCTTGGGGTCGCCCGCGGGGGCACTGGCCTGGGGACGGTGGCAGCGGGCTCGTATCTGACCGGCGCAGGCGCAGGTGCACTGGTGCCCCGCACGCCGGCACAGGTGTTGGACGACATCCAGGCTCTTTCCCGGTCAGGAGGGACCATCACGGGCGCCGTTACCCTGGGTGCGGGCTCCGGATTGGGGGCGCTGTACGGCACCAATGACACGTCAGGCAGGACCGCGCATGTGGTGTTGCCTGATGGCGGCGGATACTCATCGCACATTGCGTCCGTCGTAGGCGCGATGAAAATCAAGCTCCCGCCCATCGCGGTAGGCCGTAACTCGATGATCCGCATGCGCGTGGATATCTTCGAGTACTTGGCCGACACCCCGCCCGTCTCCTTGCTGATTCATGGCTACGCACAGACGGGGAAGACCTGGGCGCGCTGCGGCGCAACGATTGTCGGCGGCTCCCCTAACAGTGATTTGCCGGTGCGCTTCGGTTCGGATTCGGCGGGCGACATCTGCATTTGGCTGGGCGACGTAACGCGGTCTTGGCAGTACCCGACCGTTGCGGTCTCTGAAGTGCATGCCAAGTACAACACCCCGGGCGCGACGGTCGAGTCTTGGGGAACCGGCTGGAAGGTCGAGCCCGTCACGGCATTTGAGACCGTGAGCGTCACGCTGGCGAGCGGCAATCTGGCCTTTGCCCGCTCTGATGTTTCCAGCGTCAGCGGCCTGCAGGCGGCTCTGGATCTGAAAGCGGATGCCGCCCGCCAGATCATCGCTGGCAATGGCATGTCGGGCGGCGGCACATTGGCCGCGAACCGCACGCTCACCCTAGGCACGCCCGGCTCTATCACGAAGGATTCAACCAATGCCGTCACGGCGACAAGCCACACTCACCAGCTGGACGTAGCGCCCGCCGACATTGGCGCAGCAGCGGCCAGTTCGAGCATCGTGGCCGGAAACGGACTGACGGGCGGTGGAACGCTGGCCTCGAGCCGCACTCTCACACTCGGCACTCCCAGCACCCTAACCGCGGCCAGCACGAACGCGGTGCAGACCAGTAGCCATACTCACGCGTTGGATACGCAGACCGGACCAAACGACGCGACCGCCGGGCGCATTTTGACCGTCGGAAACGCATTCGGCCTGGGTGCCCACAATCCACTCGGAACCGCAGCCCTGAACACGGTTGTCGTACCCGGGCTGTACGGCAACTCGACCAATGCGAACGCGACGCCAGAACGGAACTATCCGACCAACAAGGCCGGATTCCTGCTTGTGGGAAGCGGCGGCCCGCAGATCGTCACGCAGCTTTATCAGATCTACAACACTGGGGAGATCTATACACGCGCGGCCTATAACGACGTCTGGATTGAATGGAATTACCACCCGGGCATGAGCTATTTCCCGACCGCGACCGAAACCGGTTTCGGTACAGCGAAGCGCGCGACCACGGCCCAAGCCGTGGCGCTGCTCGATGATGTTGCGTTCTTGACGCCGAAGAAGTTGGCGGATGCCTTCAAGGGCAGCAATCAGTCTCTGACGGACAACGGATTCCAGCGGCATCCGGGGGGCTTGATTGAACAGTGGTGCACCGTTTCGGGAGCGTTAGGAGGATCGGTGGCCGTGACGTTCCCATTTGCTTTTCCGAACGCTGTGCTGCATGCCATGTCGTTCTACGTGGCCGGCGTCGATCCGGGGGCCTCATCGCCTTCGACGGTCGGCGGCACCCTTTATGGGCCGATGACTTTGGCCGGCGTCAACGTCCGGTTTGGACCCGGATATTCAACTTGTCGCGTGCGCGCGTGGGGATATTGATACATGGATGAAACAACTGAAGCCGTGAAGATCTATTTCAGCGCCGCGACGGGCGGCTTTTATAGCGAAGAAGTGCATAGCGCTGAGCAGATACCTCCGGATGCCGTCGTGTTGGCCGGTGGTGATTCGGAACGCCTAGCGCTGCTTGCCGGCGTGGCGGAGGGGAAGTGCATTTCCCCAGATGAGATGGGATATCCGAGGCTTATGGACCTCCCGCCTATGCCCGACGAAGAGCTGGCAATCCTGGCCCGCGCGGAACGTGATCGGAGACTTCGCGATTCGGACTGGTCCCAGCTTGGGGACGTACCTCTGGCAATCCGGGATTTGTGGGCGACGTATCGCCAGCAACTGCGTGACGTGCCGCTGCAAGAGGGATTTCCGCGGGTCATTGAATGGCCAACTTCTCCGGCCACCGATTGAGATAGGGCCGGCTGACCAACAGCCTGGCTTTATCACAGGTTGGGGACAACCACGACCAGATGGCATAGGAAAGAACTTCAGATAACCCGCTTCGACGGGTTTTTTTTCGTCCATACATACGGGAGGGCAGAAATGCGAACCCAAAGGAGCATTTCAATGGAACCGAGTTCTACGGGGCTGGGAGGCCTAGCGGCCTTGAAAGTCGCAATGGCGTATGGCGTACCGGCGGCCATTGCCGCAATTCTCGGCTTGCTGATCATGCCGCCACGTACCGCGCGGGAGTTCACCGTTCGCACGGTGTCTACGGTGGCATGCTCATTCATGTTCGGACCAGCGCTGGCGGGCGCGGTGATCGCGTGGAAGCCGAGTTTGATGGAGGCCATGACATGGCTCGCGCAGCATGGCGCGGGCAGGGATGACGCGCTGCTGGCGAAATTCTACGTGTTGGGTCCAAGCATGCTGCTCGCCGGTCTGCCGGCCTGGTGGGTGTTGGGGGCTTACATGCGTTGGATGGCAAGCATGCGTCGGAAGGGGCTGCTGGAATGGGTGGCGGAGGCTCGCGCAAAGCTGTTTGGCGTGCGGCCTGGTGGGGAGGGCTGATCGTGGACCTGAAGACGATCATTCTGACGGCGGTCAATCCCGCGCTCGCGCTGTTGCCGGCCAAGATGGACACGCCTGCGGCGCGGGTCCAGATGCTGGCTATCGGCCTGCAAGAAAGTCGCTTTCTGCATCGGCGGCAGCTTGGCAACGGACCGGCTCGCGGACTGTGGCAGTTCGAGCGCGGGGGCGGGGTGCGTGGGGTGCTGACCCATCCTGCCAGCCGCGAGCTTGCATATAGGATCTGCGGCCTGCGCGGCGTGGCACCGGTCGCGGCCGCCGTTTATCCGGCGCTGGAGACTGACGACGTGCTGGCGGCAGTCTTCGCACGCCTGCTCATGTGGACGGACGCCTGGCGCCTGCCCGCCGTGGGTGACGTGCAGGGGGCATGGGACATGTACATCCGCACATGGCGGCCCGGGAAGCCGCACCCGCAGACCTGGGGCGGGCTTTACGCCCAGGCAGTAGCAGAGGTGGGGGGTGGAAATGCCGCAGTGGCTTGAACGTATCAAGGGCTGGCTCCTGTTGATCGGCCTGGCGCTGGCTGCGCTGGCCAGCGTCTTCTACCGGGGACGCGCCACCGGGCGTCAGGCAGAGCGGCAGGAGCGGCAGGACCAAATCAACGAACAGGCGGCCAAGGCCCGCCAGGAGGTGCGCAATGTGCAGCTTGAAACGGCTCGGATGGATGATGACGCTGTTGTTGATGAGCTTGAGCGTGATTGGGTGCGCGGCTCCGGCCCGCGTGGGCGTTGAGTATTGCGATCACGCGCAGCCAATTTACTTTGAATCCCAGGAACAAGTTCGGGCTACTCCGCCGCCGATTCGAAGGCAAGCTTTGGAGGAAAACAAGAAGTGGGCTCGTCTTTGCGAGACCTCGCGGCTGTAGCCTTTGGTTGGGGGTGATTTAGGCACGGCACATGCGGACCGCAATCGGCATGTACCGCGGCACGGGACCGCGACAGACGGGGACTGCGATGGAACGCGACGAGCTTTTGGTGCAGATGATTAGCAGGGCGGCGGACCTTAGGAATTTCGGGGACTGGGTGGATATCCTGGGGAAGTACGCCGACTGCCTTGCTCAGGTTGGTACAAAGTTGACGCGTGACGAAGTGGAGCAATTTCTGGAGGTCGGGGCAGTTTTTTACCGCACATTGGCACGCGCGGAGGATTATCGCCAAAACTTTCGGTCGGAAATGAAAGATTAGGAGAGTCTAGCGTCGCCTTCATCCCCTAAGCCCGCGAACCACTCCGTTCGCCGCGACCTTGCAAGCGTAGGTGAGGTTGTCTATCCAGCCTGTTTCATCGAGACGTCGGCGTGCATGCCGCGATCCAGATCGATTCCTGGCTCGGCCGCGCATTCTTGAAGGGCCAGTAGTTCGCCGGCAATTTCACCGCTCTCAATCCGACGAATGATGTCATCAAGTAGTAGCGTGCGGGAAGCGAACCCTAGGCCTGTGAGACCTCGCACGACCAGCTGATAGGCTAAGTTCGGCTCGGCTCCCTTCATAACGCCGAAGTAAAAAATCCTGCCTTGCTCATTCCTAAGCAACAGGTGTCCTGGGCGAGCGTAGATCCTGTATACGCGCCAAGGCGAGAGCATTGCAGCGTCAGGGGTTAAGGGCTGTGCTGGGGAGGAATCGAGATGCTTGAACGACGTCCCGAATGAGACGAATTTCCGGCAAGCAGTAATGACGCGTAAAAATGACTTAGCTAAGAGCTTCATGATCGGGTCGGCCTAAATGAATCGAAGCGCGATACGGCCGCGATAAATGGCGAAGCAGTCGATCAAATCGAAGTTCTAATTTGGGGACCGGTCGGCCTATACCGTGGCCTTTGAATAGCGCAGAAATATCGTGGGTCGAGGTCGAATCACGACAACGCTGGCTCTCGCAATCGTGCGACGAGTCAGCGCCTGCTCACAAGCTTTCAGCCATCCATCCGCAGCTAGGCAGCTGCGTTCTCCGTGGATCTAGGCCGAACGCGTGCGATACGCTACTGAGGGGTGCGCTGCTTTATCGGATCATTTTGCGCTTGTTTACGCGCGGCTTCTTCTTTTTGCTCCTGACTTTGCTGCTCTTGCTGCTTGTTGGGCTGGTCGTCTTGACCAGGTTGAGTGGGGGGGCCAGCTGCGCTGAAGCGAGTGGGGAATGTCATGATGTGTGCCTCTTTAGTTGTCGTGGCGAGTGCCACGTATTCACAGTACGCTCAATGGCACGTAGGACCTACGACTGAATTGAAACAAGCGTAAGACCTGTGGAGGTACCTGCTCTACACTGACTTCATGCAACCGTCTTGGAGGCTGCCATGTCACAGTCAATGGGTATGAAAGCACTGGAGCGGTGGGACGACGAGGGGGGATCGCAGCTTGCCTCTCTTGCTAACTCGTTTGCTATCGAGGAGTTCGAGGCGTCTGAGTGTCGGATTTTGGCCTTCCTGGGGGCGTCCGTTTTGAGCCTGTGGGACGACCTTCCAGTTGATGCGCGCCAGCGGATGCTAAATCGTGAGATTGCTCAGGCAGCGTTCGACAAGTCGGTACTAAAAGTAAAGATTGCGCGTCTTGCTGCGGGAGATTTTTTTTCAGGGGATAGACATGAACCACGATCATGATGACTCTGAGATTGAGCGCTGGCTCAATGAAGGAGGGGTGCAATTTCCCACATTCGTTGAGTTGCTGGATCGAGGGGTGCTTGACGAAGGCGAGCGGCGAGTCATTGCGTGCCTTGGGGCAGCAATTTTGAGCATCTGGCACGAAGTGCCGACCGACATTCGAAGAATGGTGTTGCAGGGCGCGCTCAGCACCGCTACGTATGATGCTGCGTTGTTGAAGGGGAAGGTCGCGATGTTCTTGCGAGGGAGGCAAGGCTCGTTAAATTGAGCTCGGCGCCATCGCTCGCATTCAGGGAAATGCGGCACAACACATACGCACCTCCGGCAGGAAGGGGAAGGGCCAGTATAGGGTCAGCCTGGCGCTGGACGCATGCCGTTGAGGCGCTGCAATTCGATCTCGGCGAGGTAGGCTAGGGTGATCGCTTCTAGCATTTGGCGCTCTGCGTCTGAGAGAGCATCTAGATGCTCAGGTCGGATTGTGTCGAAGGGCCAGGGTTCCATGTTGGTACCCTATCATTGCGTGGTGGCCTGCGTCTGGTTCAATGGGCAATCTCGGACGGAAAGCCAGAGCGCGGCGTCGGACGGGGCGGGCAGCGACAGGTAGTGGCTCTATATGGCTCTTCCCACCGGAAGAGCCATATAGAGCCAGCGAGGTGCCGCTATGGTGCATTTTATAGCGGCGAATGGGCCAAAAAGATGCAGATAGAAAGTCCTGCGCGGCGACCACCACCCTTACAGCCCTTAGACAATGCCTACCGCTTTCGCGAATCTTCGACCGAATTCAGTGACTTCAAGGACACCACGTTGAATTTTTATTGTGCTTGGAGGAGTGCAGTTGGCGCGTGCTCGGATTGTTTCAGGCCGAGTTTCAGCAAAACTGTACATATTCGGAGCTGTGAAGTTGCGGTCAAAAGCTACGGTGACCAATCCAAGCCGAATCCAGTTGTCCACCATCACTCCGAGTCCCTCAACTTCGTGTGGTACTCCCCCAACATATAAACCGAATACATATCGCGTTACGACATTATGTCCGTGAGATTCTGTTGCTCCCTCCATGAACGCAGTTTCTTGCAATTCAACGACTGGAAGTGAATTTCTCACGAGGAACGCTGATTTCAGAAGGGCTGCTTCATTGCCTGTTAATTGACGAATAACCTCGGCAAAAGCGGGGTGGGCCGCGTCTACTGGTAGGCGACCGTCCATAGCAGTTGCCAACAGGTGAAGGTACATACCCTCCAAATTCGATTCTTCATGCGAAAAAGCCAACCCTTGAAGGGCTTGTGCTGCGACCGCTGGATTGGGTTCTTTCAATGAGTCGGAGGGAATGTTGCCTGTATGCTCTTCGATCTTCGACCTGAATTTGTTATCGAAATATTCGCGGGCCTTGCCAAAAGCGAAGTTGACGGCCGCTAAAGGCAGAAGGCAGGTTTCTACTGTTTGCGCGAGCGTTCGAGCGCTGCGCACCAAGCTAAATCCGGTCTCACGTACGTCCGGAGAGTCTGCTGCCGCACTGATAGCCTTGTCTGCCACCGCCGCCCATGTTTGGGCAGCCGCTTGGCTGATGGGCGACTCGTTAGATTCTTCAAGGTCGGTCAT